GTATAGGCAGGTCTATAGTTAAGTACATTATATCCTGTACCATTGGCACGGGCGGGCAGGAGAGTGCCGTTGGCTTTTGCACCGCCTAAATTTGCACCACCTAAACTAGCCATTGCAGATCTTACAGTATTGACAGCATTATTTACTGTCCCTGATACTACTGCAGATATGGTTACGGTTTTATCTTTGATAGAATTTATAGTAGCACTAACATTTCTAGCTATTGGAGAAGCATTGTCTATTGCTGCTAATTTACTATCATGTTTTTTGGGGATTTTATTTATGGAGTCTTTGACTTTTCCTGCAATACTACTAGCTTTATCTGTAGCCAATAATTCTGTCATTTTTTCTTCTGGAATCCCTAAGATTTGAGATAGAGCATAAGTGACAACGGCAGTAGCACCATCTGTAGCATTTATCTCAGTAAGTTTTTCCTCTGGAATCCCAGATAATGAAGACAGTACATTAATGACTTTATCACTTGCTTTATCATCGGCAATAAGTTTAGAGACTTCTTCCTCCGGCAATCTCATTAATTCTGCCAATACAGAAGTAATAGTATCGCTTGCTTCATCATTAGCTTTTATATTAACTTCTTTTGTTCCATCATTGGTTTCATCATTGGCTTTGTTATCCTCTTTAGGCTCTATGTTTATATTTGCTAATTCAGAAAGTTCCTTTTTTACAGCTTCTACACTTTTGTTTGTATCTTTAGCTAATTGGTCGAATATATCATTGGCTTCATTTGTATTTAAGAAAGATTCCCAATCGATAATATTTCCATTTTGGAACATGTCAAGATAGGAATTCTGTAAATCCAAAAGAGCCGATTGTTGCTGTTGGATAGACCTGCGGCCTTTTTCTCCAAGTGTGTCATATTCTACAACCAGTTTTTGTGCAAGTTTATCATATGAAGATAAAGAATCCTGATATCCAGAATCATCCGTAGCACCAGACATTTCATCTTGGGAAGCTAATTTATCACGGAGGGTTCTTTTCTTACTATTTAATGAACCCCATTCTTTAGTATCGCCACCAGTAGAATCAATCTCATTTTGTAATTCTTCAATCTCAGACCTAATGCTTGCAAGGTCATACTGGAATTCAATCTTTACAATCTGGTCTTCCGTGAGAGTGGATAAATCAGCTTGATATCCAGCAAGTTCGCTGTCCCAGTTTTCAATGAGTCCACTAAGTTTCTTTTTAGATTCTCCTTCTTCCATGGAATCACGGAGGCTCTTAATCCTATCCAGTGCATTCTCATATCTTTTAAGACCTTCGCCACTGAACATAACATCATCAAATTCAGCACCGTATGATTCGAGATTGCGCATTGCAACTTCTGTAGCTTCGACACTGATCCCTAATGCTTTGGCAGCTTCAGCACTGTTCTTGAATCCCCAGGTAATATCATCACCAGCTTTGGAAGCAAGACCTTTATCAATCAAGTCATTGGTAAAATTGGTTGCACTGGTGATTGGGTTTTCAGAATCGAAATATCTCTTGACCTTTTCACGGGCATTTTCCCATGCGGCTACATATGCGTCAGCGTCATACTTAAACCCTTCTGCATCTGGATTGATAATATCCGGGGATATAAACTGTACGAATGATTTAAAATCATCTGTACCAACTTTTCTCTGCTTATATAACTCATTTGCCTGGTTTGCAAATTCAGCCATGGAATTCCAGTCAGCGTCCTTATTCTCGGATTCAAATGCAGCCTTTACGCCGTCTACAGAACCGTCAATAGAGTTAATGGCTTGCTGTGCTTCTTCGGCAGATTGCACCAGTCCACTAAAGTAATCGTCAAATACAGCTTTTTTGCCATCCCCAGTGATACCGAGGTCATTAAGGGTGATACCCATTTCATGAAGTGCGTCAGTTGCCTTTCCCCCAGATTTTACAGCCTCTAGGAGTTGGTCTTTGATTGTATTGGATGTTTTGGAGCCGTTGAAGTAGGATTCAATTTGTTTTACTTGTTTTCCGGTTGGAGAAAGATCTATATTAGTTACAGAATCTAATGCTTTTTCTAATTCTCTAATTTGGGCAGCATTTGCAGAGGGATCTAATTTTAAAGCATCAAGTTGGCTTTGGATAGTTTCCGAACGGGAATCTATATCGGAGTAAAGTGTGTTGATAGATTCTTGATAACGTTTAAGTTCTTTTTCGGCTTCTTTTAATTCAATGTTTTTTCTAAAATATCCGTCATCCCAAATTGAAAGTTCAGATGTTTCTTCTTTTAATTTTACAATCTTTTCTTCTAAATTGGGTATCTCGGATTCATATTCTTTAATTAAAGCCAAATCTTCTTTGAGTGCTTCGGTATCAGTTGATTTACCAACCTCGCCTTTAAATGTCTTCTCGCCTTTGGAATCACCCATTTTGACACTTTGAGCAACACTATGGTCTTCTTTAGTCATTGCTTCTTTTGCATCATTGATGGCTTCTTGGGATTGGATAGCTAATAATCTCTCTTGTAATTGTATTTTCCGTTCCAGTTCAGCGTTTTGTGACTGTAAATTTTCTAACTCGGTTTCTTCAGCAACAGTAATAGTACCTGCGTCTTGTAATCCTTGTAATTCTGTAATACGAGACTGAGTTGTTTCTAATTCAGAATTTAGAGATTCTAGATTAGACTTTGTATCTTGATATTTTTGTGAAGACTTTTGTAAAGCAGTGTTTGCCTCTTTATAGTCTATAGTTAATGCGTCTTCAAGTGCCACAGCAGCAACTGCAGCGGCAGACACCCATGTTAGGGGATTAGTGGCTAGTGTTGTGAATAGGTTTTTGGCGGAAGCGGCTATGCCAGTAAATATGTTTGGAAGGGTGGATGACGTTTGGTTCGCTGTTGTGCCAAGGTCGATGATGGAATCGGAGAGTCCATCAACAGAATTCAAGGCATCTAAAACAGTTTGCTTATAATTATTTACGTTGCCGGAGTCTAAAACTGCTGACAATCTATTATGCATTTTATCTGATAGCTTACCACTTTCTAATAACTTTGTACCAATTTCATCCAAGTTGTCTCCAAATTCATTTACAGCTTTTCCCCAAGTTAATTTACCAGAGGCAACTTTCTGTGTGAATGTTGCGTCTTTTCCCATTGCAATTAGTTCGGTTGTCAATGAATCAGTTAAACTCATAGTTGCAGCTTTAGCTTGTATTTGCGCTGTTGTAAATTCACTTAAACCATTAGTATTTATTTTAAATTCTTTGTTAAGCAATTCAGTATGTATGTTTTGCATATCACTTAAAGAATTGTATCCTTTAAAAGTTCCTGCAAACATTTCATACAATCCATGACTTCCATCAAAGTTAAATAGACTCCCTAAATCATTAAACTGCAAGTATATTTCATAATAATATTGGCTTTATCACATGAAATATGATATAATTTAGAAAATTTATTTTACGAGGTGGAATATTATGGCATTAGTTATTTGTCCCGAATGTAAAAAAGAGATAAGTGAATATACAGAGAACTGCCCTACATGTGGATTCCCTTTAAAAAATTTTATAGAAGAAAAAAATTTTTTTAATATATCTGGTGTATTAGTTTGTCCTAGGTGTGCAGAGATTTATAACGGTTGGGATTTAAAATATGGACTTCCACAACATTTAAAATGTGATTATTGTGATACCATTCTTGTTCAAACACAAGAAGATACAGAAACATTATATAAATTAAGTATATTAAAAGAAGATGAAGAAAAATATAAAAACGTATCAATTGAGATAGCGAAAAAATATGGAAATAATCAATTCTCTCAAGAAGAATACAATAAACGTGTTAACAAAATGAAATCTGATAATGATGAATGGTTAAAACAGCATGAAAATAAAAATTTACAACAACAATTACAACCCCCAAGTACCTCTAAATGTCCCAAATGCGGTTCAACAGCGATAGAAGCAACTCAAAAGGGATATTCCTTATTAACAGGTTTCATAGGTTCTGGTAAAACAATGAATTATTGTAAAAACTGTGGACATAAGTGGAAACTAGGGAAATAATATTTGTTTATGATAACTGTGGATATGAGTGGTAGGAGAGAATAATCACAACTCAACGTAATGATTATAATGGTTTTTCTTAATAATATTATATTGTTGGAGTAGTCTTTTTGCCTTATAGTATAAAGATAATATGATATAATATATAATAGTTTTTTTCTTCTTATTAACAGATTCGCCAATATAGTCTATTATTATAATTTAAATCACCTCCTGGAGGAAAAGTATGATTGATAAAAGAATAGAAGCACATGTACAATTTTTATGGGATAAATTTAATAGTGAAATTGAAGAAATTCCACATATTGAAAAAATTAATCTTGTAACCAATAATAAGTCTTGGGTATATTTCCCTATAGATGATTTATATAATCAAAAATATATAATGTATATTAATGATAAAATAAAAGAACAACCAAAAGAATTATTTGAACAAGTTTTATTTCATGAATTTGTACATATTTATGATTCAATAAAGTTAATAAAATATAATATTAATGATTTTAAAAAATTAATGAATATATATTCTGAAATCCATGCGTCTGAAATTCTAATGGATAGATTACTAATTACACAAAATAAAAAACCATACAGATTAGAAAACATTGTAATTCATAATGTCAGTATACCATTATATTCTTTCATGGAACAAACTGCTAATTCATTGAAAGAAGAATTTACTTTTAATAAACAAACAATATTGAAACAGACATATAACTATAAATCAATATATTATTATATTGGATACATTTTGTCTTTAGAAAAACATGGAATTCAATACACATATAATTTTGAATATATTAATCGTTCATTGTCTGATTTATTATATAAAATACTAAATAGTTTTATTATAAAAAATTATACACCTGAATTACTAATTCAATATGAAAATGATTTAAAGGGAACTATTTTGAATTTAGTAAAAGAAACATTGGGATTAGCATAGATATTTTGTATATTATTCTGGGCACTATAATCGAACTTATGATAGTCTTAATACCCTTCACCTAATACCTTCTTCTTAAAAAGTTCGATAATTCTATAACATTCAGAATTACTAACTTGATTAGAATATAGTGTTCTTACAAGCATATTGGCAATATAGTTTTCTTTTTCCATTTGTTTATTTACTTGCGCAACTGCATCGACCATATTAATATTGTTCATTTTTCACCAACTTTCTGAAAGGAGATTTTTATGAAATTAGAACCTGATTGTGTACGTGATGTTTTACTATATCTTGAATCCCATTTAGAATATGTAGAAAGAAATGATCACGGATTAGAACATAATGAAATCAATTTTAGTTCAATTTCTGATGCCTTATTACAAGAACATAATTATAGCAAAGATTCTGTTAATTATGCTATTGAAAAACTATTGGAGGTAGGATTTATCACCTCTAACAAGCAGGTATATGGAAATAAAAAAACTATTCTTTCTTCTCCAATTTCTGATATTACATGGAGTGGACATCAATTCCTAAACAACATACGCAAACAATCTATTTGGGATGCAACAAAATCTGGTGCCAAAAAGATTGGTGCTACTTCTATATCTGCTTTCAATATGATTGCAATGGAAATTGTCAAAACTATTGTAACAAAACCAGAGGTAATAAACAGTATAATAAGCGAATTTCATCTTTAATATGGAATTAACACCTGTTGTATAGGCGGTATAATAAGTGTTTACACATGAAGTACAAGGAATAATCTACTGTGCTAATTGTGGACACACATGGAAACCAGGGAAATAGTGTGGCATTGGCTTTATAGAATGAAAAATTTTATTTGTTGTAAAAATTAGCAACTTATAGAGTATAAAATTTGATTATTTAAAGTTAGTGGGAATACAATAAAAGACACCAGATGGTGTCTTTTTGTAACACTATTTTGTAAAATTTAAAAATGGAAGATTTAATGGTTTCATCCCTGCCTGTGTTGTTATCAAAGATATTATAGGTCTTGCATATGATAACAAAACTGTAGGAGCATTTATTTCTAATAATTTATCAAAAGATATTCCTTGAATTTCTCCGTCTAATTTAAAATGTGCGCCAATTATTAAGTTTATAAAAAACGGAAATTCAGAAGAATCCTCACCAATTTTGATTTCTAATTCTACAACCGCTTCATTAGTGCTTTTTTTATCAATATTATTATTTAGAGACACGTTTAAAATATCATTTGAGATATTAGCATTGTCACCATTTTTTATTTCAAAATCTAATTTGACTAGTTTAGGATTTGAAAACTTAAAATTACTTTTTTCCATTTTTATATTTCTCCCTACTTATGCTGCATATAATATCGCTTTATAATCATCTAGTTCTTCAGAATTCATATTATCGTTTGTTTCGTATTCGATTTCAACCTCTGCTTGGAAAGAAATTTTAGTGTCTGAATTTGTAATATTCATTGATAATTCTTCATACGCTTTATAAAAACTTTGTAAAATTTGTTCGTTAGAAATTGTCAAATCAAAAATGTATTGTTCAAAATTATTTTTATCAAAGAGATGGAGAGGTAACGTTAAAGAAACAGAAGAATTTTTTATTTTGTTAATATAATCAGTTAAATACTCTTTCATTTCCAGATATTGATCATTTAATGGTAATTCATCCTCATCAATATCATTATATTCAGTGAGAACATAATTTATTTCTTTTTCAAAGGGTTTATTCGCAACTATAACAGATTTGTTTTTATACACACTAAGAACGGTACATTCGTCATTTATAACATCTAATAACTCATTATTTGATATTTTTACAATAATCCATGATTCTTCATCAATTATATCGTCACATACACATAAATATCTACTCTTATTCTTATCAATACATACAAATATAATAGGTATATTTTCAAAAGAAAACAGTTCTTCTTCTAAATATAACGTTCCTATTTGTGGTACGTTTTTAAAATACTCATTACTCATTATAATTTTCCTCTTTATACTGCTCACAAATTTCAAAATTATTTTTTATTTTTTCAAAATTTCCTTTATAAATCCACCAATCGACATGATCTTTATCTTTATAATTAGGTATACGATCTTTTGTCAATTGGGATAAACCACATATAGTATTTCCGTGAATTAAAATTGGATGTGGATACTGTTCATGATACCTTCTCTTAATAAAATTTAAAAACTTTTCAGGGGATTTAGGAGAAAGATAACATGAAGTAGAATATAGACCTATTTCATCAGGACTTTTCTTACTTTTTCTATCTTCATATTGATATTCTTCATAACTACACCAAAACGTTGATTCATTAATTATACCGCTTTTTGAAACCCGATATACATGTTGTTCATTCTGTTCTTTACCATTTCTGTAAATATCTTTAATTAACTCTTGTGGTATACAATCTGCTAAGTTAGACCCTCTATCCATATTTTCTTCCTTTGTTTTTAAATTTACTATTATATTATAAAGGTAAATAATGGAAAAGTCTATACAAACATATATTCGATTTTATACCATAAATGTCAAAAAGTCAAGATTTTATTGTTTATTGAACGTAATAACTTAGCAGGAATCTTCCAAAATAATTTACTGGACGTTATGAAGAGACACAAACTCCCAAATGCTCAACATGTTAGTCAACTAACATAAAAAAGATATTGACAACATAAAAAGTAGCAAATACAGCATTATTTGGATTATTTGGGACTAAGAGACATAAAACATTCCACTGTAATAACTGTGGATATGAGTGGTAGGAGAGTGAGAGTAGTAAGATGGGATTCGTTCTTGAATCTCATCTTACTACTTTAGTACATAATCTTATTATTCTTTTCCATTAATGAAATTAATTTACTATATTGCTTGGCAGATAAAATTCTTTGCAATTGATGTGTTTCTGCTAAAGATAAATTATTTAATGTGATATTAAAAAGATAAATCATTATTGCATCAAATTGTTTGGTAAGATTAATTAAATCAGTGTGAACTTGATTGATAAATTTACTATCATTTTTTAAAATTGTTTCCAAGAATCCAATTCCTTGATTGTTAGTATTTTTATCATGAACATCATTAGAATATTTTGCATAATACGTATATATGTATTCTAAGTTTTCGTTTTTAACACGAATGGAGTTATTTCTCAATTTTAAATCATCTTTTATATGTCTGTAGCTTGTTTTGTTTATTTTATCAGCAGAATAATTAAAACAAATAGAATATAAAAACTTTAATAACTGTTCGATAGAATATCTCATGCAACCATTTATACCTATTCCGTCATTTACAGGGAGATATATCAATATCTTATTCAAACCCCATTTATATCTTTGTAAGAATAGTATATTTTCTTGGTTTATTTCAATATTTGAATATTTTAAATATATGTCTGTTAAAATATTATTTTTACATATAATGTTATAAACATCGTTATATAAGGTGTGATATTTTGAAAAAGGGAAATATTTATCAACAAATTCTTTATATTCACAATTCTTCATTGCTCCCCCTTCTATATTTGTTCATTATATCAGACATATAGTTACTTTTCTTTTTCTTTTTCTTTTTTGTTTGTTGTTCATTAGATGAGGAATTTTCTTTCATTTCTAACTTTTTTTCTAGTGTATTGATATATAATTGTATTTGTGATTCGTCAGCTTTTTCAATATTACGTAATATTTTTCCTAACATCGTTGTTCTGCTTTTCAACAAATATGGTTTATAACTAATTTTTAATTCTTTTAAGAAATCAGCAATATTTACATTTAAAGGAAATTCTTCCTTTGACAGAATAAGGTCAACTACAATTCCATATAATTCTAATTTGATTAGTTCAAGATCTGATGTTTTTTTAATGTGTGTTATCCGTTTTATTATTACTTTTTTGTTCATTATATTTATTTACCTCTCTTTCAAATTCATTACTAATCTCTACTATATTATTCTTCAAAGCTTCGTCTTGTCTATCTATAATGAATTTAGATAATTGAGATGTAATCATTTTTTCTGATTTCATAAAGTAATTTTCAAATATGTAAATATTTTTATTAGATAAAGCTTCCTTTATTTGAAGCATATTATTTTGAATTCCAGCTTTATACCCATTAGGTATTTTTGTAAATATTATGCCTAGATTATCTAATGGTTTGCATTGAAAATTCGCTTTATATGTGTTTTTAGCATGTTTTACAACTTCTTCTAATAAATCAACACCTAATAAGGAATATGCATCAGGCACAACAGGAACGATGTATAAATCACATGCAAAAAAGGTTGCAATCGTATAAAAAGAATAAGTAGGAGGACAATCTATAAATATGTAATCATATTTTTCTTTTAGATTATTATCTTCTATAAAATTATTTAATTTTTGTTCAGAAGCTCCGCTTCCAGTTTCCCTTTCCATAAATATAGCATGTAATTCACCCGGGATAATATGTAAATTATTATCTAACTTATAAATAGTTTTTTCCAAAGTTACTTGTTCAAGCCTACCAGAACTTTGAGAAAAAATATTCTCAATAGATGGGAGATGTCTTGGTTCTGTTATAATTTTATCTTCTTCATGTCCTAATACATTGTATCTCTCAAAAAAGGATTGTGTACAGTTTGATTGTGGATCCATATCTATTATTAATATCTTTTTTTTATTTATATTAGATAAGCACAGTGCAATTTCTTTACACAATGTTGTTTTACACACACCACCCTTCATATTTAAAAACGCTATTATGTTCCTTTTTTTCATTTGTATTATCCTCCTTGCGACCTTACAGTGTAATTGTACTATATTGTATCTGCTATTTCAATAATAAATAAGGATGAAAGATGAAGAGGAGATGAGAGGATATGGTAAAACACTTAAGGGGTTTTTTTATCTATAATTTAATGTAGGAACTTGAAAAGTTACATAAGAGTTAGTATTGCATATTTTTATAAGATTGATCACATCATTTTTTTGAATCTGACCATGTTTATAAGATTTTTTACAATCTTCAGAAGATAAAGGACATTGAGTGTTCTCTTTACGGGCTACGTCCATAATTTTTTTGAAAAGCTCTTTCGGAAAAAGTGATCTATTATATTTAATTCTATAATAATCACCTACTTTTCAGTTATAAAAAGACAGACAATGTAGGTGTCTTTTAGAGTGCTTTTTATCAGCTTAATCGTTAAATTGTTTTTATACCATTTTATTTATATTATTCTGAATATGTATCGTCTGTTAGAGAAAACTGCTACTCGATCATCTTCTTAACCATATAACCCACCGACAGAACCATTCCTTGGATTTGTCGAAATTAAAAAAATATGTCGCAATATTCCTTGGCATATGTTATAATATAAAGGGTTTCTCAATAGTAGGTGAGTGAGGAGAGCAGTGGTTCTCCCTATTCGCTTACTATTTTTATTATGAAATAGGAGAGTACACAAATGAAAAAATACCTACATAAAACCAACAAAAATCATTATTTTTCAGTAAAATTCATCAACTATATTTGTCTGTTCACATTTATGTTAATGTTAATTACTGGATGTTCTGGCAAAGAAGAAAATTTACAACAAAAGGTTGATGATTTAACTTCACAATATGAAGAACTACAAAAAGACCATGAAACTCTTAATGAAGAATATAAGAAATTGCTGTCAGACTATGAAACATTGCAATCTGAAATAGAGAAATACCAGGATCAGCAAGCTACGATTGATGACCTAAATAGTAAACTTACAGAATTACAAAATCAAAATAATGCCTTACAATCTGAAAAAGAATCATTAGCTTCTCAAGTATCAGCATTACAAACAACACAATCACAAAACAATGATTCATCAGGAGGCAATGGATGGAGAGTTTCAGGTGTGATTTCAAATTCATCAGATGACTCAGGAGCTACGGTATGGCTATCGGAAACAGGAGATAAATATCATAGTATAAATAACTGTGGACGTATGAATCCTAACAAAGCCAGACAAGTATCCCAATCATCAGCAGAAGCTAGTGGGTATGGAAGATGTAGCAAATGCTTTTGATTTAAAAAAATGTGCGAAACTCATATTATTGAGACAGATATTAGCATAGGTTTAAACCATAGTATGATACAATGCAATATTTATGATATATCTTATCAAGAACATCAGCTTCTTGAGAGTATACGTCCTGAGTCAATATGGGGGACTAAAAATATAGCAAATTCTATAGTAAACTATTCATTAAATTTATAGAAGATACAGTTCAAAAATACGCAGTAACTGCAACGGCAGTAATATTTAATAATTTAAAAAAATCCATAAAATATAAAAGTTAATCCTCGTGCATTGAAAGCACGGGGATTAACATTTTCCACTTATTAAGTTGTTTATAAATTCTATAGCAACATATTGTTATCAATTTCTACAACACAATACACTGATATCTTCTCTTATCCGAATATATTCTCAGTAGTTCATCCAGAGTATCAGAATTATTACCATAAATTTCATCATAGATCTTGGAATATAATCCAGACTTATCTATTACCAGAAGCCTCCAGGTATTGTCGTTAAATTCAAAATGATTCATAATACACCTCCGAATATCTTTGATGTGATTATGATATCATAGTGGGTGTAGAGAAATCTGGACAGTGGGAGAAAAACTAATAATAAAAGAAAGAAATTGTTACAATTTGTTTTATTAAACTATATATAATTTCAACAATTTCTTTCTTTGATTATTTATCGTCTGTTTTTTCTTTCTTTTTTATTTTTTGGTTTTACACTGTTAAAATAATTTTCGTCTATTTTTGAAAAGGAATATTGTGTGATGAAAAACAACATACCTAACAATTCAACAATAGTTGCAGAAATATAGTATTTAAGAAAATTTAATAGAGAAGATGTAATTGAAGTAGATAACTTATTAAAATTAGTATAATTTACAATAATAGAAACAATTATAAATCCGATAATTAAATTAAAAACTATCAATTGAAAAACTATCAATCCTCTTATGAAACCAACAATTTTATCTCTCAATGCTTGTTTCTGTTTTTCTGCGTTAAAAAATAATTCATTAAAATTATCGATTTCTTTATCTTTATCTTTGCCTTTGAGATAAGATATAGGAGTTTGTTTTGTTGACATCTCCTTTATGTAAATATCAAATAATGGATTATTAGACATTAGTATTTTACTCCGGTACAATAATTTTATCTAAGATGTCATCATAATATGGTATTTTTAAAACTTCTAATCTACCTCTCATGACTGAGATTGAAACCTCAAAAATTTCTGCTAAGGCTTTAATAGAAGGTTTCATTAATCGATTTATTATATTATTTAAAGAATGTTTTGGGATTAATAATTCTCCAGCAAATGTATTTGCTTCAATTTCTTTAACAGAACCATTATTTGAATTATTACGAAATTCAATATATCCATCTTGTAAAGAATTTCCATGGAGACAACAATGACCAAGTTCATGTGCAACGGTAAATCTTCTCCTATGTAATGAATCTGTTTCTTTATAAAATATTCCAACATCGTTTCCGTCTAATAATACTAGGCCTGAAATTTCACCAAGATTTTTAAACTCTTCACTTTGTTCTAAATAATCAAAACTTGTTCCTACCTTTTTTATCTTGAGATTGTCAAGAATAACATCAAGATTTACAGGTACTTGATTTAACTGACCAGTTTTTAATAAAATGGTTTCTGCGGACATTTTATTAAGTTTGTTTAATGTTTTACACATATAATCACCATCCATCCTAAGTAAAGCTTTTTGATATAAATAAAAATTCATATTTTTTGACATAACCTATTCCTTTATATAAATAATATAAAGAAGTATATCATTTTAAAATATAAAATTATATCAAAAAAGGCAAAAAAAATAAAAGATATAACTACATATCATAACACAGATATAATGTCTTCGTCAATATATTCTTTTTTTCTAATAATATCTTAGCATAAATTGCAAAATTTGTAAATATTTTTTTGATAAAAAATACTTGACAAACTATATGAAAAATAGTATATAGAACCTTTATTTATAAATAAGCATGTTTTATGTAAAATGTCAAGAGATTTTTTTTGTAAAATATTAAATGTCAAAATTATATTTCCCATGCCAATAACGGTTGGGAACACACCGGACGGCTTACCGTCATCTTGTTATTTTATCTTGGACTATACATTACAAGCAAATGTAATAAGGTTTACATTTGCTCGGAGGAACGGTAGTCTCTGAACGTCCCACTATATCATATAGATATGTTGGTGCGCTGCTGATCAGTTAGTCGGATATACATTACATATCCTTTGCCCTTACGCTAGGTACTTAGGAACATCTCCCGATGTCTTTTTTTCACCATATACCATCTCGCTAATTTTTTCTGCTTTCGCCGCATATCACGCTTGCCGTTTCCAGCTACGTTGTAGCTTAACGAGCATTAGGCTTCCCAGCAATTACTCCTCCAGTTTGAGAACATGACACCACACGATTGTCCATGACACCATTTTCGTCACTTTCTTTCATATGGATTAGACCAGTTTAATAATAAAACAAATCTAGGTTCTTAAAGAATGATACAGCACCAATAGTGCCTAATGATGCAGGTATTCCATTCCCCACATCTAAAATGTTTGTTAAAATATCTAAAAATGCTGTTCCAGAGTCAATAACGCCTTTAAAAAGATCAGAACTTAATGTTGTATTAGATAGATTTTGAAAAGATGCTTTGAACTGTTGTATTTTTGCTTCTATAGATTCTAGCCAACGTTCTTGCTCTTGCATAGCAGAACCTTCAGCATTTAATGTAGCTGCATATGCCTTTTGTACTTGCCCAGATTGAAATGCCTGTATAACAGCAGCACCTTGATTACCTCTATTTTTTCCAAACATTGTTTCAAGTAGATCTGCACGTTTTGTCTGATCTAACTGATTCCATACTTTAGACACATCTTCTAAAATATCATAGTAATCTCTGAACTTTGTTGGGTCAGCTGAATCCATGATATTTACTTGACCTTTAGTAAGATTAAGAATGTGTGTTTGTATTTTACTAACAGACTCTAAACCTTCTGATTCTTCACCTAAGGCCTCCAAATCACCTTTCATACCTTGAATACGCATCTGTCCAATCTTAAGAGCGTTTCCTAATTCTCCAGCAGATTGAGTGATTTCTGCTCCACCTGTAAGCATTGCAAGAGCTTTGTTCAGATCTGTCCCACCTAATGACATCATAGATGCTGCATGTGACATACCCTCACCCAAATCTTTAGCTGAGGTGGCGAACTCATTTCCAAGTTTATTATATTTGTCAACAATGGATAATGCATCATCATACTGAATATCATAAGCCTTCATGACCGTCACAAGGTCGCTAACAGCAGTTTTATCATCAACTTCTCCAACATTAGAATAAATCGAACTGATTTTTGCTAAATTAGCACTAGAATCCATAGAATATCCTAGTTTTGCCCATTCACTTGTTTGAGTAATATATGAGGATATATCACGTCCTACATCTTTAGCTGTTTTCCCTGCATTACTTAGGAATTTATTGTATTTGTTTGAAGTCTCATCTGTGACTTTATACAAATTTGTCATGGCAGTATCGATATCAATGACAGCTTGCGCCATTTGTTTTGTAATATCAACACCGTTTTGTAGTACACCATAAACGCCAACAAACTGTCCGATTTGGCTGAACCCTCTCTTCATTTCAGTCCAAAAACTATTCCCCACGGCACCTTTTTCCTGGGCAGTAGAAACAATGGCTTTAAATTGTTTATTGTAATCTGCTAATTCTTCAGAACTTGTTGCAGATTTTTGTTTGTTAGCCAACTCAGTCAACGCTTCTCCAAATTCTTTTGCAGCTTTTGTATTATTATTTAGCCAGGTAAGCGTTTTGTTAGAAGAAGTAGTAGCATCCAAAATGCTAAAAGGTTTTCCGATAAGTTTAATTTCATTATTAAATTTCTTTGCTGCTTCAGATAACTTATTAAATTCTGAAATAAGATTATTGTCAGATAATTCACTTGTTTTATTAAAGTGCTTTGATATTTTAGAATATATTTTTTCGTATTCATCAGCATATTGTTGAAGTTCTTGATTATTTAAATTAGAATATTTCTCTAATTTGTTCTGAATACTATTTCTTTGCGCTTTGTAATCACCTAATTCAAACTTTCTTGAAAATTCAGCAATCTTTTTCTGTTGTTCGTCGTAAATTTTATTTAGTGCTTGTTTTTCTTTTTCAATAGCGTTTTGATTAGCTTTAGCACCACTAAATGCAATTTTATTTGGAACATTATAATCTTTTTCTAATTTTTTTGCGTCTTTTACAGCATCTTTGTACTTTTGAAAATAATCATCGTAATTAAATTTTACTGATTTAATACCTTGGTTAAAATTTTTCCCAATGTTTTGTCCAGTTTTCATAGCAGTAGTATTTAAACCAGACATCTGTTTTTCTAAAAGTTTACCAAGATCAGTACCATCACCAGATAATTTTACGTCTAGTTTTATCTTTTGATTCTTTTGTAAATTTTTTAACTGAGCTTCTACTTTACTGGTATCTAATACAGCTTGTATTTGTGCAATAAAGTCTGACAAATAATCACTCCTTTACATACAAAAAGCAGAAGGATCAACGACAAAATGCCAATTCTTCTGCTAAATAAAATTATATATTAATTTTTATTATGTTTTATAAAAATTTATAATGTGGTTTTTCTTCGCCGAACAACCAATAACGCAAATAATCATCAAGCACAATTGCTAAAAATGATATAAAGAACCAGATTATAGAAAAAGGTAAACAAATTTGTCCTAAAATATTAAAAGGTAAATCGCTATAATCCCATACATTCCATTTAAAGATAAGGTTTACAATAATCCCTGTTATAAATTCTAATGTCGTAATAATCATAGTTCCAATTAGCATTTGCTTATATATCAGCATATCCCATTCAATATGTTCATTAATGCGTCCAATGAGATAAAACGCCAAACCTCCTACAATAACCATAGACCAATGAGTGTATCCTCGATATATAATTTCAATGAGTGAATAAATTAATCCACCTATAGTTATAAGGATAAACGGTTTAAAAACACTGGATTTATGAGAAAATCGAATTTTCACTACCACATACCCCTTCCTTTAAGTTACACAATATATTTTTTATGATTATATTGAACACTATCTTGTGATATTTTTGCATAAATCATTGTAGTATCAATTTTTGCATGTCCTAACATTGCTTGAACATCAGTTATATTCATCCCTCGCTTTAATGCATCTGTGGCAGTAGTATGACGAATTAGATGCGGATATAAATTTCTGCCAATATTAGAACGTTTTCCGATAATTCTGACAATTCTTTCTATACCTGTCTTGCTTAAACGTTGATAAGGTTTCCTTTCTGACACAATAAGAGCATTATTATCATCGTTTCTTGTATGTAGATACTTTTTTAAATACACTTCCGATTTCGCATTTAAGTATGATGTGCGATGCTTGTTACCTTTGCCAAACAAAAACACTTCTCCAGATTTAAAATTTATATCACTTTTATTTAAATTTACCATCTCTGATACACGACAACCAGTGCTATAGAATAACTCTATAATTGCTTTTTCTCTCAATGTAATACAACTATAACGAACTAATTCAAGTTCTATATCACTTAATGGTTCTCGTGGTTTTTCTTCATATTTAATAGGTTGTATCTGGTCACAAGGATTCTTTTTTATATATTCCTCGTTTTTGCACCATTCGAGAAAAGTATGTATTACTACACGTTTTCCATCCAAAGAATGATTTGATATATTCCTACGTTTCTGAAGATTATATAAATAAACTCGTATATCGTTTGTTGTTATCTGATCCAGAGGTTTTTCTATATACATAAAGAAATCTCTGAGATATAAATCGTAAATTTTTAATGTACCTTCACTAAGACCTTCTATTCGCTTGGAAATTAAGTATACCTTATAACATGATGGTATAATATCATTATAAGACAAAATGTCCGTACTCTTGCCTTTGATATCATAATCATTTGAAAATATTTCTAATTCTTGTAATACTAATTTTAAATCTTCATTATTTAGTTTTCCGTTTAATTTTAATATAAATTCCTTCGCAAATGTATTAGTCATATTACAAACATCTCCATTCTATATAAAAATAAGAACTTATGTTTGTATATTCTTCATTTGAAAAAAATTTTTTCAAGAATTTTCATTTATTGGTAAATAAATGAAAAAGTAGTAATTATCTGATAATATATAAATAAAACTGATAATTATAGACCTGTATCACTTACTCAACTAAATGGCAAAAGTATACAAGATATCGTCAACACATCCACGGGAACTGCTATAAAATATGCAAATGGTTTTGTTGTGGAATTCGGTCAGGCTATATGCCCAAACGCAAATGGCTATGTTGCACAAAAAGAATTTGCGCTTCCAATAGCGATCCTATTAACTAAAAAATATTCCGTATCTGTAACCAAAAAAAGCATGGGTAACGTAGGCGCTGCAACAAGGGTAACAACCTTTGGCGAGGTATATAATAATGGTGTTACTGGATTTGTTGGGTTACAGACCGATGCGCAGGAGCTTAATACGTTATCCGATAGCAACCGCACGGTATCATGGCGTGTAACGGGATTCTGGCGCTAAATTTATAATTAAACAATATCATTTTATCCGAGGAGATTACTGTAACTACAAATGGTAACTGGGCTACATTATCGAGAGCTGGATATAAGTTGGCAAGTGTATATACAGTCCGGGCAGATAGCTCCTATTATATAAAAGGCGTCAACCGACGCACCGATGGACTCTACATAGTTGTGTTTGATGGGGTAAACTCAAACACGACCATACCGATATCGGTTCTTTGGATAAAATTATAGATAATGCTAGGTTAATTTATTATCCAGCATCCGCTCACATGACGTTCCAGGGAATCTTTTTTGTCCGATACAATATCTATGCTGCCATCAGTAGTTATTAAATATCTGGTTACGCCATAATCAGCAGCATAATTAGCACTGGTAACATTTTTGGCTGTCAATATACTGCTATAACATGGTCTATACCCAGCCGGAATTACAACCGACACTCCATGGTTTGCTGATAAAGATCCAGTTGCACTTATGCTACAAAAAACAAATTTGTAGATTTTTACTAAAGAAATTTTGCAGCTCAGTCCATTTATGGTCGCGGTAATTTGCTGGGTAGATTTGCCATTTAGTTGAGTAGATTGGGGTATGTCAGATTATGTCGAAAGAAGATGTTTAGTTTCTTTTGAAAATAAATTTATCTTATGATAATATAATATTGTAAAGAGGAGGTGAATTATAATTAAATTAGCAATATCCTCAATTTTATAAAATATATAGGAACGTATAAAAATTTAAAATTCTTGTGGGACGTTTCCTATATACTTGAAATATCTCTTTATTTAGTGAAATCTTTTTCCAAAGCTCTCCTGTATATTTTGTTGCACATCTTTTTCAGTTTCTGCCCAAGTCCCAGGAGCACCTAATATACCAGACCCCCCAACTTCTGCCTCCTCAAATACTTGTTTTGCAGAATAAGTTCCAGTATTGTATGTATAACCATTATCAAGATATACAGCAGAAAACAATGTATCTCCCATATCTTCAATGCCATCAATTGTTGGAGAATTCCCATATTTATAGGTTCTTTCATAGGATTTAGGAGTGCTACCTGCATAGAATGCCTTGGTATTCATCTGTGCATCCGCTAAAGAATTTTCAGTAGTTTCTTCTAATGCTTCATACATTTTAGCTTTTAATGCTTTTCGCAAAGCATCCATATTTTTAAATACCATGCCCATTTACTTAGCATCCTTTGATTTAGATGCGCCAGAAACAGATTTCTTTCGATTAGATTTTGGCAATGTGGATTTCATTTCAATAACATTTTTCTTGTGATTATCACTTTTAAGATATTTTTCGGTAACTAGTTCAGCTAATTTACCAAAATCCATTTCTTCATTCAACATCTTCTTATTTAATGAAGCAGTTTCTTCTGGAGTCATATAGCTCATTACTTTTTCTCCATAGTTATTTTGGTTGATTTGCTGTAATAACATTTTATTTTCATTTTGTGCAATTTCTAGTTTAAGAACTTCTAACTGCTTCTGAACCTCCAAAATTTCTAACATTTTGTTATTAAATACTGGATTATTGTGTATAATTTGTTGCTTTTTAAATTCAACCATATCAATTACATCGTTCATAATAGAGTTAATTGTTTCAATCATTTTATTACTAGAAGAATCTTTTTTTAGATTAGTTGATAGGGTAGTAGTATATAATTCAACAAGTTCTTCATCAGCACAGACAGACTCGTATACTTTCTCATTTTCACCGAATTTAACTCCTTCAACACAATATAAGAAGAAAATAGTAGTCAATGCAGAATCGATCATATATGGAGTATATGTTAAAGAACCATCATCATTTTCTGTAAAATAAGAATCGACAAGATGATTTGTAATAATTGCTCTTTCTTCCATAGTAATAAATTCCTTAATCTTTACATCTGTTTTAACCATTTAAAATCCTCCGATTCATATATAATAAAAAAGGATCCGTCTATGACAGATCCCTAGCACCTTCATACTTTAATATTTATTGTTCCGTTATTTCAGAAATTCCTCAATTTCTTCCAAACTCTTTCCAGATGAAATCAACATTTCAGCAGCTTTCTGTATCTCTTCTTGTTTTCTTTGCTTTTCTGCGTAAATCTCATATCTGACTTGATCTTTCTTTAACTGTTTCAGATTTGCTTTTTCCTGTTTCAACTCCGCAGATAACGATTCGATTCTTTCTTCAGATTCCGCGATTAATTCTGAATAATTTTTTTCAACAACTTTCCTTCTTGCCATCTCAATGACCTCCTACTATTTGATATAGTATAAAGATAACATTCCTTTGGGAAAGAGTAAAGTGTTTTATTACAATTTTTGTAAAAAATTAGAAATTAGATTCTAAAAATTAAGTATCATTATAAATACAGTATTTCCAATATGTTCCAAATTTGTCCCACGACTCAAAATAATTTCCAAATGGTTTATATATTGTATGGTCAATCTGTGGAGAGGAATAGATTATGTTTCTATATAATGATGACGGAATAGAATTATTGTATTGATTTAAAAGTTTTGTAATTTCATATGAATAAATATTTTTCACACTTTCTTTGACATAATTAAAAATTTTTCTATGTCATATCTATAATTTACTTTCAATTTCTTTTTATTAATTTCTATTGGGGTGCAAGACTCGAATAAGTCTATTTCATTAAAAGATTTTTTGCCGATTGTGTTTATCATATGGTTAAAATCTCTAATATTACAAAAATACGTTTTTTCGCTCAAACGAAAATCAAAGATAAATCCACTTATAACATTTTTATATGTAGAAAACTTAGTAAGATTATCAATCTGGTGCTTATGTATTACACCTCTATCAGTTTTATCACGTTCAAACGAAATCGATTTTGTACCTACACATTTTAGTTCAAGTGTGTATAATGTATTTCCATCAAATAAAAAACAGTCACAAGGTGATTTCGCACTAAACCTTAAATTTTGATTATTTCCAAACGACTGAGCGGAGTCTGGAGGTCTATAGTAGAATATATAATCTGGAATGGATTTTTTCCAGTTTTGTTCAAAGATTTTTCCAACATTTTTGCTAATGTATATCACCTCAATTTATAAAGAAGCAGAAGAGGAGTTCGATGCCTCTCCTCTCTATCAAGATTACTTAAGTGATTATCAATTTAGTTTTCACTGGGAGAACAGGCAAATGATTAATGCAATATTCATATTTCGCATCTCCACTATGGTTGCCCCCAATAGCTTTGTAAGCCGTATGTAAGTTAGTAAATTCATCAATCTCATCTTCAGGTATTCCCTTAATGGAAATATAATATTTATATTTTTCGTTAATTTTATCTGCCAATACTTCTCTTTGAGCTGCCATCAAATTATCCATCTGTTGATCTTTTTCTGTATTACGTTCAACAATACTTTTAATAGAATCTGTTAGTTCTTTCTGGATTTCACGAGATTGCTCTCTGTCATGAACTCTATTTTCATAAAATTGTTTAATTTCAGATTGAGTTTCAGATATTAAAGTTTTTACTTCATCCATAAATACTGTGAAGTTTTTATTGATAATTTCATCTTGAGCATCAGATTGCTTTTCTGCTTTATCTTGCCTTTGCTGCAAAATGGAGAGATTTTGAGAAGTTTGTATCAATAATTCACGTTCTTCTCTTTTCTTTCGCATCCATTTGGTTTCCAATCCTAGCTTTCCAATTGTTCCTTCAAAAATGGAAATAACCGCTTTTAATCCGACAAGGATAGTAAATACTGCAACGAAAAGGGCAGAATAATCAATATTAGATAATGCTGTCACTTCATTCATATCATCACCCTATACATTATTTCTTTTTAATTCATAAAGTGCTGTACCAATTAAGCTGTCCAGATACTCATCAAAATCAGCATTAGCAGCTTTAAGCGATTGATACACAGATGTAGTAAGTGCGCTTACAACTTTATTTTTTGCTAATTCCTTAACAGATTCTTTCATTTCATCATTCCAACTTTCCGTACCTTTAACATCTCTTACAACAGTTTCATATACATCTTTTACAGCATTTAAGACATTTTTATACAAAATATCGGTATACTTATCAATTCTTTTTTCTTTTGCGTATGCATTAATTTGCGTCCCAATATATGTAATTATAGGTAGTAATATTACTGTCCATATAGTGTAGATAACATGATTCCAGTCAATCCCTTTTAAAATTTCACTCATATATTTATCTCCTTATTTGGTATTTGTATCATATCTTTTCCAACGCTCCCAACATTTTTTTGTACGTTCTTTTCCATAATATTCAATTATTTTTCCATCATATATAGATTTTCCAATCCAATCAGGTAAAACTCCACATTTGTTTTATTCAAATCACCTCAAATCGTAAAAAATAGGGATATATAGAAACAAAAACAATATTATGTATTCTATATATCCCTAAACTTATTTACAATACACAATATCCTTATTCGGTTTCATTATTTTTAATTTCATTTTTAACCTCAGAATTTATTGAAGATTCCTTCTTTATATTTTTTCTTTTTGAAGCAGCTTTTCTAACTATGCTTTCTACATCAGTGGCTTGTGAAGCCACAAAAGTATTCCCAATATTTTCCTTTTTCTCTTTTAATGACTCACGATATGCAATAGTATCATTAATATATTTTTGCGCACATTCAATCGAACAAGCAAAATTTCGCCACATAAATATATCAGAATGTGACTGACAATAGGTACACGGTGGAAAAAGTTTGCCACAAACACGACAAGGAATTTTTTTCTTTCCTGACATAAATTCACCTCTTTCTAAAGAAAGTAGATAGTTGTGTGCTATCTACTTCCAAATTATCAATCAAAGATTATAAAATCCCAATGATTGGATTTCCCTGTACAAATATCAGGAAGAGTAGTAAATTCAAAGCCTAAAGTTGATGGATCAGAGCCACCTTGCACATCAAACGTTCCATTAAAATCTGCACGATCAATAATAAACTGTCCATGGAATAGATTGTCACAAGGGTCAGTACAAGTCACATCTATAAAAACTTGTAAACATTTACTGTATTTTTCGGAATCGTTCGTGATTTTCTTACCAGTCACTTTTGTATCATAAAATGCTATAACCTCTACACCATCAGCGACATCTCCAGCAAAAAATGTAATTTCTTTAGTCGTGGGGTCGTAAGAAAATTCACCTGTTGCTGGTGCTGCACTCGTCTGTGTTAGCTTTTTACCACCAGACACATATGCATTCGTCTCATCCCTTACATAGATTGTGCCAATTTCATTACCAATAGTACCAGTGGCAACTTCCTTCGTAATGCCTTTATTGTCTTTTACTTTAATAGAATCACTGTATCTGATTTCAAATTCGCCATCTTCAATTTCTGTACCAAGCATTGCGGCTAAAGCTCCACCAGATAACATACCATTGGTTCCCTTACCAGTTACCTTCTTGTTTTTCTTCAAAAAACCAATAGTCCTGCCGCCTTTACCATTGATATCTACCTTTTCTTCTTCTTGTGATAAGGTAAAGTCGTTTAATTCATCAAGAATCATGTCAAGACTTCCATTAGTCCTATCAAACCCCTTTAATTGGTCATAGGACGTGATAGTAAATTTATCAATATTCATTTGATTTCCTCCCTATTTTTTATATAAAATAAAAGACCAATTACGGTCTAAAAATTTCAATGATTATTTAGGTATCCAAGATAAAGAATCTTTATTGTTCATCTTAGACGTATCTATTGTTCCAGAATATACTCCTGTCATTGTATTATCAAAATTGATTTTATGCTGTATTTGTTTAAAACTTTGATTAAATCTATATATAGACAAGTCCATGCATGTATCATAATCAAAAGAAAATTCATTTGTGTTTACTAATGCAATAACTAATTTTTCTAAATATGGTTCTGTTTTCTTATTAGCATTACGCTTTAGTCTCTTACGTTCTTTTTCTAACAGATATCTTTTTGCAGATTCATTACCTGGTTTTGATTTTACCTTTTCGAACATATTTATTTTTCTTATCATATCAGCTAAAGTATTATAAACAAGTTCATCAATAGTTATGTCATTTTGTGGATTATATAAGACCTCATTTTTTGTTTGTTTATCAAGATAAATATCAAATTGCGAAATATCCAAGTCTCCAAACAACAAAGACAAATCATTTGTTCTATTCATAAAAAATAATATTTTAAAGAATTCATAACTTGATATTTGAGTATAATCAACCCCGATATCATCAAGTTGAACCATGTACTGGAACGGGCTTGCGGTCAACGCATACGCTATATTATAATAAGAATATTCATCTTCTAATATTTCTCCAACTGTTGGGATTTTCAATGAGAAATTAGGAGCAATTTCAATAGAAGATGAATTCAGTAAACTTTTTCTACTTTCCATACTTTAATCCATTGTTAAAATCTTTTACAATAAATTTCAACATTCTTCCTTTGAATTTATTTTGAGGACAATATGGAACATTACTTGATAATGCTGTTTTCCCTACGCCCAAGATATTTTTTTCACAGAATATATTATCTAATTCACAAGTTACCCTATCGTACCAAAGATACTTTCTACTTTTTTCCTCATAAATAACAATATCTTGATGGCACATTATAAAAAAATAAATTTGTAAGTCTTTATATACATTGTTTTTTGGGTCTAAATATGCGCTAATTTCAAAATTTATAAATTTATCTGTCTTTGTAATTGTATCTGGGATATATTCATGTGGGAAAGAACGATTGTAGGGGATGATATCTTCTGGATATTCTTCATGCTCACACCCAAGTAATTTGATTAATTCTTTTGATTTGCAAATTTCATTCATGATTAGTTTACGGTATTCAATTATTTCATAACTCCTTGCTTTTCCCAGAATATCACCTCCATCATTCTTCGATAGTTATTTTAATTTTTGCTAGAACTATATTATCAGGAACAAGTAAAACTTCCAATAAAAAAGAACTACCTATACAGTCCTCATTGTCTATAAATAATTCTATTTTATTATCATATATATTTTGTTCCATATCGAAATCCGATGTAATATTCCAACTAAAGTTAATATCTTGCCAGTCTATATTTTTTCCATTTTTATTTACAAAATCAACAGAATAGATACGTTTGTATGAATTCCTAATTATTGGTCTTCCAGAGATAGAAGCACTTAAAACGGTCATTTCATTAGGTGGCTGTGGAGTAGGTGGGAGAGGAATATTACTATTGTAATCACATATCCTCAATTCTTGATTGTCAGTATTTGGATTAAATTCAACCTTATCTGCTATAAAACTTAATAAAGAACCCATATTGCCAGAATTATAAAGAACATCATCGCTACGGGTAATTTTAAACACTTTTGTAGGATTAATTGGTTTCAAGTCAATAAATACTCTTTTCTCTTCAAGTTCAAATCCTTCTTCACAATATCCAATTAGTATAGTATAGTTATTAGAACTTAATACAATAGTACGATTACCATTTTCTCCAACATCATATTTTGAAGCACTGACAATATTGGCCCAGCGTTCTATAATTGTTCCATCAGATAATTGCCATTTTAAAAGATAATTACATTGGATTAGTTTTCCTTCATAATGAATATCATTTACATTGAAAGAATTATATACTAACCAATAACTGTCATCTTTTGTGTCATGAATATAATCACCAATTTTTACGGGATTGTCATATGTCGCCAGAAAAGATTGATAATTCCCATTTAGGGAACTGTATTTTCTATTATAAATACGAAGCTTTGCTGGACGATCATCATAACCCATATTTTGCTTATATTTCCAAAAGAATACGGTAGGAGAGTAAGATGTATCATGTTCAAGTTCTTTGGTTAAAAGATTTTGTCCATCACGAATCATTTCTTCACGTAATGATGTACCGCTTTGTTTAATTCGTTCTTTCATAAGATGAAGGCTCATATGTGGTTACACCTTCTTCCTTTTAGAAACGATATCAAATATTTTTGAATTTTTATATGATTTATTGATTGCCAACTGATCATTCTCTGCCTTTAAAGTATTTCGTAGCTCAGTTGCCTTAGATAATTGATTATGTAAATTAAGACTATGAAAATCAGATGTAGAAAGTCTCGACTTTAAAGCATTTGAAGTTAGAATAAAATTAGATGTTAGCCATTCAATAATCATGTAATTAACAAGAATCACAAACGTGTTGTCAGATAACCGAAAGTTAAACTGTGCAAGTTCGTCATCCCTATCAGATAAATCCTGAGTTGCAGATTGAAAAGCTACGATTGCAGATCTCATATAGCTAATAACTATTTGATAAGCAATTTCTTCATCCATATTTGCAAAATCTATATCTTTAATTTTATCAAAAACAGCATTGGCAAGTTCCCGATATGTAGTATTAGTCATATTTGTTACCCACTTTTAAAACTAATCCACAACAATACTAAAGCGTAATTTTTCTTCCAGTAAACGAATAATATGTGTATTATTTAAAACACCATTATTATACATAGTTCGTACTTTAGAAATTACAACTTCACGCATTCCTGATTTTAATGCGCTTTCAATAGTAGCTTCAATAAGTTTTGTATCACCTGTTGCAAATAACTTCTTTAACTGATTAACTTTTGCGACTTCTTCATATTTCGACATGAGCCTAAATTTATTGACCGCGCGAATATCCTGCAAAATAATCCAAGGTCTATTTAAAAATACTGGTTTGGAATTGTTCATGGAGATGAGTTCTTTGACAGAAAGATATTCTACATCACCAATCTTATGCCATTTATATGTTGCACCAGTAATAGGAGATGTGTATACTAAGCCACCAAAAGTAATACTCATACAAGGAACTTCTTCATCCATACCAATATCATCAATCGTATCATCTTTCTCGTCAGATTCCTCAAAGTCTTCTAAATCTGTAACAATATCGTTAATTGCCCCAATTACATTTCCTTTTTTACCTTTATCGTTTGCTTTTGAATATTCAATATCACTTACTTTGTCTGAAGTAAGTGTATCTTCAGAAATATCATCTTTCATATCTGATCCGTCAATTAATGTTGAAGTTGTGATATCTAAATCATACTTTTGAAGTTTTTCTATAATTTTTTCCTGTCTGCTATTTCCAACAGAAATTCCTCGTTCTTTTGCAATTTTCTTTAACTCATCTAAAGAAAGTTCTTCATAATTCATTTTTGATTCTCCTCCAACTTGAATTTTATTGTATTCCATACAACGGTTGCATTATCTAAATCATCAGATTTATGAACTACCACAAAGCTGAAGCTCCGATAAAAAAGAAGTGGCAGCACTAAACCACCACTTCAAAATAGACTTTTTATTCTTATGCAATCGTATATTTTCCGAATAAATCAGAAGTTACAAGTTCAACACCGACTTTGTGCTGAAATTGAATTCTAATTGTTTGATCATGTTCCTCATCCTCATGAGCCTCTTTGGAACGCACATCACCCTCGTAAAAGATTTTAATAATCTGTTCATCAGGTAGTACATAAAGAGTATCGTCAGCACCAGCAAATTCATATGTAAAAGGAACAAAAGAATCTGGAATGATGATTGCGTCACATCCGATACCTGTATTCTTTACAACAACTCCGCTAGTAGCTAATTCATCTTTTGCTGCATTGGAAATCCAATTTGCATTAGTACCTTCAGCAATTTTACTAACTGCTCTCTGTGAACCAGCAACAATAGTATTCTTTCTATTGGCTGTCCGTACTCTTCTGATCATATCAATTAGAGTATCTTTGTCATAAGTTCCTTGCTGAACAAACTGTGATGGGAGATAAGCACCCATACCATTAAATACCGTTGCAATACGATTATCCATATCAATCGCAAAACCTTCACGTACTTCGTTTAACATTTCCACGATAGTAGTATAACCTTTAAGAAACCTGTCTAATTCCTCATAACAGCTTACATAAGACCATTCTGTATCAATCGGAATGTCTTTAGCTCGTCCAATTTTCTGATACTCAACATCCCATGTTCCACCAGAAAATTTAGCTGCTGCAAGATAACTTTTATCCCGGACAGCAAAGGCATTTTTATCACCTAAAGCGCCATTCTTTACTTCGCACATTCTTTTATAAAATGGTGAAGTCTTCCATGCTTCAGGAAGTTCTGGTTTTAAAACATTTTCCCAGATAGTAAAAATGGCATTCTTGTTATTTCTCCAAGACTGCCAATCTAACTCTCCACCTAAAATTTCTGTATGAAATTTTCTAATTGCATCATCTGCATGTTTTGCAGAATTTTCATTAGAGAACATTGCAACTCTATTAGTTGCAGCATCTCTTATAAGAGTACTCATCTGTAATAATTCTTCTTTATTATACATAAAAATATTTTCTCCCTTCTATAATAATTAATCATTTTTAATTACTCGAATTTTTACCTTTACAATTCTAGTATCAAACACATAACCCATGTCAGAAGTTTGTACACCCTTGGAACTTCCGAAATAAGGAAATCCAGTTTCTTCAATTGTTTCAACAATACCTACGAACTTAGCATCGGTTGGAGCAGTAGCGACAGCAGACATTTTGTACGTTCCGTCAGCAACCACATACTGACCAACTGCAATAGCGGTAGACTCATCAATAGGCATAATCATGTCACTAGAAACTCTAAATTTTCTATCTGGCTTTAGTTCATAAGTTCTAAAAATTTTGCCAGCTTCATTTGTGTAATTATCTTCGTTCTTTTCCTCAGTAAGTCTTTCATCATATCCATATACAGAATGAATTACGATATAAACGCTATCGTTTTTTGTTGGTTTATTTGCCGTATATACATCAGAGTAACCAGTAGCAAGACCACCATTTGCGACAATAGAACCATTGTCAATATCTTCAGTTGCAATAAAACTTACATTCATGCAACCCTGTAATTTTGTTGATTCAGCAATACCATGTTTTGCCATATTTAAATCCTCCTTTAATCCATAAATCCATCAAGCAAATTTCCATATCTGCTTTTAGTATCATTTTCAGTACTATACTTGTTTACATTTGTTGTAGTAGGGGTATATGAGAACGTTTTATTTTTAGTGGAATTAATCAAAATTTCTCCAGACATTAAGGTAAGATCTTTATCAAGTTTGTCTAAATTAACATTTTCATAATCCCCTAGTTTTGCTTTAAAATAAATAAACTCTGGAGCTTTGCCTATTTTCTTTTCAAAGCGTTCCAGAGTTTCTTTAACGTTTTCAATATGCCGTTGTTTTTCTTTTTCTTTTTTATCAGCTTCGTATACATTTAGTTGATCTTTTGCAATCGTATGAGCTGCTTTTAGCGTATTAAATTCTTCCTGTAAAAGATTATATTTTTCTTCAAGTTGCTTAGATACTTCCTTAATTTTTTCATCAAGTCTTTCATTATAATCAGTTTCAAATTTTTTACTAAGTGTTTCATTAATTTCATTATAAATTGCAGTTAAGTGAGAATCTTCATCTTCAGATTTAGCAGTAAAAGCAATGTCGCCTTCTATTTTTGTATTCCAATTGATGACAGGATCATCATTAGACATTACATATTCGACAGAATAAATTTTGCATCCATTTTCCTTATCAAGAACGTAAATTTTAGATTCGTCTGCTGATAAGAGTTCATACTTCATACAATCATTGCCTTCACATTTAATATCTGAAAGAAGAGTAGTAAACTTAGTTAAATCCATTTTGTGTTCTCCTTCCATTTGTGAGTTATTATTTGTTACATTATTTTGAACAGTGGTAGTGGCAAGAGTGCTTGTACCATCTGATTCATATTGTTTTAATTTTTCTAACATCAGTTCAAAGTTCTGCTTGAATTTGGATTCATCAATAGAAAATTTCTTGACTTGTGAAGATTCAAAACAAGGTTCTTGATTTTTGTTATTACCATCTGTTCCAGAACTATCACGTTTGTTTAATAGACATAGCGCAGACATATGAAAATCATGTACCACCACATAGCCATCATTATCAATTTCCGCAGAATCAAAAGTGACTTCCATTGACTGATTAAAGTAAATTTCATCATTGTATGAAGCCTCCATGATCGGATAACGGTGTGTCCATAAAATAATATCAACAGAAAAATATTTTCTTTGTATACCAGATTTTTCAGTGATTAAATCTTTTGATGGATTACAATCTTCTGGTATAACGCCATAGGGAACTGTTTCATCAAGAAAATCAATCCCATCATTACTAAGAATTATTTTTCTATCATGTTCTCCAACATAGAAATTACCATTATCATCTTTCATAAGATGTGCCACTACTGGTATATTTGCATATCCTTTTCTTGCAATAAATTTATCTAACGCAGCTTCGGTAATGTCAGAAAAATTTCTGTTGCGACCTGTGTAAAAAACGCTACATCTACAACGTGTAAAATCTTCATTTAAAATCTCAAAATTAGAAAATTTTGCTGTCATTTCGATGTTTTTTAATTCCAATTTTTTCAATTTATAATTAATCCTCCTTTCCATTTAATTACAATATAAAAGAGTGCAAATCATGCACTCTCTTTTACATCATTATCAAATTTAAAAATATATTTCCCACCACATGTTTTATATTTTCCAGTACAGTTATCTAGTAGTCTTGTAATTGTATATCCAGTATATTTAGAAGTGTCATATATGTTTGCGTGTATTTTTAATAAATTATCCTGCAAGTCATATTGTAGTATTTTATAATTTTTATATTTTAATAGTCTCTTAGAACGATTGGATAGATATTTTTTAGATATGTCATCAGTAGATTTTATCCAAAAATAACCACCAGCAGTATAATTATTCATATTACATGATTTCGCTATATTAGATGATTCTATATTTGTTTTAACACTAGCATCTTTTATAGAATCAAACGATCTTATAAAATTTTTATCTATATCATACATGTCAATAGTATATTGCTCTGGAACTTTATATTTGTTAAAATCATCACCAGAAAATCTCCATACATAACCACCTGAAGTATAATTTTTACCGGTACAACATAAACCTATATTATGAAAACCAGTTGTCTGTTCTGCTTCTTGTATTCCATTGTATTTATGTAATAATTCACCAGATAAGTTATACTGAAGAACTACTTTTGTATTTAACTCTAATGTTTTTACATCATAATCGTCACCTTTAAATCTCCAAATATAACCATTAACAATCTTTAATTTCTTTCTATGACAGCAAAAAGAAATATCAGATTCGCTTATATTATAATATCTAGCAGCTTCAGAAATTGATTCAAATTCATGGACTAAATTTCTTTCTAAATCATAATTACATACAGGTTTTGATGGGAATGTATTGGGCATTAAAACACCGCCATCTGTCATATTATAACCATTAGGTTTTCTTGTATTATATGTATTTATATAATAAACTTCTTTTTCATTCAATAGTTGCAATAAGTTGTCTTTGCTTTCGCATTTAATAATTTCAATTTCTTGTATTGAAAAATTTTCTTTACCATATTTCTGCATTGCAGTATACAAATATTGATTGTCTTTATTATATTTTTGCTTTCTTAAATGATCTCCCCAACGTTGTTTTATTGTCCGTATTGTTTGTCCAATGTATTTCTTACCATTAACTTTATTCATAATACAGTAAATGTATCCTTCATACATTCCAGTTTCTTTGTTGTAACTTATAATAATTACCTCCTCAATATAAAGTCTTGAATATATCCAATCCAAGGCTCATTTCTTTAGAGGTAGAGATAGGAGAGTACTGGCTGTCCTATATTACTCTTTACTGGTTTATCCAACCAACCAACCATTACAATACATATTTCTCTAAAAGCAAACTGTTTTGTTTACAAAAAAAGAACATTGCTCAAATTTTGAGTTCAGTTCCTTCATCAATTCATTCGTCTGTATAAAAACAAACACTTCTTTATTATCAATGTTTCTTTTTGTATATTTGAAACCAAGAGACTGTAATATATCGGCCTTTACTTGGTCTAAAATCAATACCTCACCCATATGTTCAATCACCAGCTTTCTAAATACGGTTCTCTGTTTTATTTGAATCATTCTGCCTTTGAGTATCGGTAGATTCAGCTATATCGGTATCATCATTCATTGGTCTACCACCTTCTGATCCATCATTGGCGGTTGTATACGATGTCTTTAACACTTCCCACTTATCATAAATATCTTCTTTGAACATCTGCTCTGTAAATGAATTTCCTAGCATTTTTGCGGTATTTACACCAGAAGCGGCTAACAATTCTCCTTTAACTGGTAGAGATGCTTGTGCCAATTTTAATTTCTTTTCTATATAATCATCTACATCAAAAATGGTAACTGGTAAAATCCGATAGACAAATTGATAATCGTCATGGATGTGACCACGAAGTTTCATTTGCAAATCCATCCATGATTCAAGTTGGCGATATATACGATAAATATCAGATGAATCCACTTTCATAGAAAGTTTTAATTCAGAACCGCTAGAAGCAGAAGATATAAGTGCTTTAGATACACCGGCTTCTCCATAATAATTTTCAACAGCCTGTTCAACCTTATTTTTATCATCTGATATAGTAGATTTTGACTCAATAAGCTGTAAGTCCATAGGGGATGGCACAACGCCAAAGCGATCAGGCAGAATGGACTTTGCCATTTCAACGAATGGATAGATTAACTCATCACCCATAGTTATATGACCTTCATCATCAACAGGTATCTTAAAATAAACCAGTTTATATGCATCCGCTTCTGATTTTGCTTTTACCAAATCCTTTATATCATCTATGTCAAGTATTGATGCTATCAAAGGAAAGAAGGGGCTATACAAATATGTAAAATCATTATTATACTTCAAACACAATGAATTTTCATATGGAACCATAACCATATTATTCAAAGAAAGTTCTTTTGATTGTTCTAATAAATTCTGTAATTCTAAAGGTAGTGTTTGTAAATATGAATTACTTAATAAGCTGCGATTGATAGCATATTGATAAATTGAACCGTTGGAAAGTTTCTTGATTTCACAATATCTTGGATCAATAAAAAATATGGAAATATCAGTATCATTTTCCGTTACAAATCCAAAACAAGCATCTTCAAGAAATAGTTTTTTCATAATGTCAGTAATCCGATTATCTAATTTGAATTTGTTTGCTTGTGCTGTGAATTTAATATAATTCTTTTTGAATTCTTTTTGATATTGTTCCTTGGATTTGTCGGTTTTAGTATTACAAAACATTTTCTCTTGCTTTATCTCTGTGTCTACAGTCCAGTTTACCACAGCCATATTGACGAAATAATCAATGAGTCTTTTATAATAACCACTTTTTAGATACATATATTGTGATAAACGAATTATAGAATTTCCATACTGTTCAGGATTTTGAACAATACGAAGGATCTGACTTCTTGTAAACCCACAAATACGGTTATATTTGAAAGCACCTTTATATGAAAGTTCTGATAAAACAAGCCTACGAAGAGAATTTACATTAAATGTAGCTGTCTTATGTTCTATAAAATTTTCAAAATTTTCTTTATCTTGTTTATATTCTTTAGTAATATTTTCGTTTTCAACAGACAATTTATGCAACCACCTCCTCATTCGGTATATATTCAAAACGATAACCTCTATATGTTTTCTTTGTTCCATTACATGCTGCATAGATACCATATCTATTAAATTTGATTCCAAATTTTTCACAAGATATTTTTTCTAATTCTACTGCTGATTTAAATTCCCCATAATTCCCATCACTTGAATACATTCTTATTTTTTGTGATGTCTTTTCTTGCCTAGTATATTCTCTTTTACACCACCCAATTTTTCTGCCATGTTTTATATATTTTCTAATTGCATCTTCAGACAAACCATATTTTTTAGCTAAATCACTATAATATACTTGATTATTTTCATAATCAAAACAAACAGATTTCATTAGATTACTACAAGCAAATATATCGCAACTTTTAAAATCTACTTTTGAGAAATCTAATATATTTTTTAATTTTGAATTTAGTATATTTTTTGAAATATAATCTGAATTTGAAATAAAAGTATCTATTCGTATTAATTCCACACTATTATTTTTTGCTAAATTGTCTTTTATCCGATCTATCTCTATTGTCTCTTCCTTCGTTATCTTGGAATTTGTATGAATATATCCTCCATGTCCAAGACCTCCATCAAATTCACATATGTATTTTTTGCCATCTTTTTCAAAATAAAAATCATATGAATATCGTTTTGCCCAGTCTGGACTATATTCTCTAATAAAATTTTGTATTTGATTTTTTAATTGATTATTAAATAGTTCAAATCCATATTTATTTGGATAAGATATACCGTCACCACATACACAAGGCAAATATCCATTTTTTGCTAAGAAATCAATATGAATTTGCTTATCTTTAATTCGACCGCAATGAGGACAAATAAAATATTTCATTTTGTTAGAATACGGAGAATACTTTTTGGCTTCTTCATATCCTCCTTGAAAATAAGGTATCATCCATTCTGTTTCTTTACTGGATACTATGGAATTGATATGACTAACAGTGATTCTATGACTTTTATTACAACACGGACAACCATATTTTTTATTTATAAGTCCACCTTGTAATATCCAATATTCTTTGTATAGAACACCGTTTATATAATATTCACTGCTATCATAGCCACATTTATTACAAATAAATTGATAATATATTTCACTTTTACTATATTGGTTACCATTCTTTTTTCCATATATTTTTTCAACAATTTTTCTGTTGGTAATAGTTAAATCTCTCGTGTCATTTTTTAATCTATCTCCGATATTAAGTTTATATGTAATCATAAATCTCTCCTTTTAATCTCTACATTCTATTTCTTCCTTTGTGCATAAAAATAAGCGAGTTGTAAAAACAACTCACTTGTCTTTTCATACTTATATGTAGAAATATTGTTATTTCGTTTTACAAAAGTATAGTTAATACCTTTGCTTTTTAAAAAATCAACTTCATCACGCCACTGAGTAGAATACTCAGAATCAAATAATTTTTTATCTATCAAATTTTAATCACTCCTTAATATGTGGAAAGTTGGTGATTAACATTTGAGAAATATACACTTTTGTCGTCTTGAAACTGTTCTTTTATTGCTCCATTGTTATTTGTATTTTCTTCGATGTTCACAACCGCCTTTCTAATGTGAATATAGTTTTGGTTTACGTGCTAGAGCAGTGAGCGAGGAGACATTGGTATTTGTCTTGGATTTAACAGCACTGCAATATTCAGTAATATAAAATATTAAATAACTTAATGCAGAAAAACGGTCTTTGTCTAATTTTTTCACGACTTTTTCAACTGACAATGCACCATTGGTCATATGTTTCAATTTTAAATTTGCGATTTCTTCAAATAGTAAATCTGTTTGTATATAAGGTAATACTTTTAGGTCAATATTTTGATTATCCTTATGTGTAAAATCTGAATCTTGCTTTTTTTCTAGCAGTTTCAGTTTTCCGCCTTCCACGGAATCTATAAAATCTGTTACAACCTTACTTTGAAAATGCTGTGCCTTCATATCAAATAAACACTTTTCTGCATCTTTTATTTCTGGTTGATTATCAGTATTCATAGTATTCCAACATCCTAAATATTCGCCAGTAATAGGGTCATAAGATTCTTTCAAAAGTTCATCAATCAACCCTGCGCCCAAGCCATTACCATCTGCGATAACTGCTTTTGCTAAGAAGTTTTTCTTTGTTTTTTTAACAAGACAAGCCTGTGCAGAAAAATTTAATACGTTAGAAACGGTCATAATATTTGGAATTTCTATAGACACAATACGATTTGATTCTTTGTTCCTTATAACTCGCCCAACAGCAATAGAAGATTGATTGTTAGTTGCTTTTTGACTACGAGCAACGTCAACACCAAGATAAAATTCTTCATCCAGCTTATTGTAATTTATCATAGGCGTTGTTAGAGATCTACAATTCATCAACTTATTAATATCTACTAATGCATCATTAGAAGAACCAACCCATCGAGATTCATAGTTTTGTGCAAAAGCAATTGGTGACATTTCCTTTTTCTTTTGTAATATTTGACTTTTTGTGCTTCCACGCCCATACCAACATGCCAAAAACCACGATGAACCAAGTACAATTTCTCCTTTAAGGTTTGCCATATTATTTAGCATACGAATACTTCTTTGGAATTCGTCACTTCCTCTGAACCCAGAAGTTGTAAAAAAGTTGATTTGTTGGTTTAATTCCTCTGGATTTACAACTGCTAGTTTGCCAATTGTGTATCGTGGAACCTCTGGAATTGGTTTTAAGACATCCTGATATAATACATCGTTTAACAAAGCAGATTCTTCTATGTTAATTCTTTTACGCCTTTGCCCTTTCGATTGTTGGGCGTTAGCAAGCACATCAATTCTTCCTCCCGATTTAAAACGAACTTCTGCATCATTTTTAGAAAAACTTGTTCCAGATTTAATTGTGCCACCCATCAGTTCATTTTCAAGCATTGGGTAAAATTTAATGATTTCTAATGTCTTATCTTTTAATAATTCAGCAGCGTTTTCTTTTGTTTGAGCTGTTAATGCAAGGGTAATATCTGAAAATCGAATAGCGACAATAAACATAGCCAGAACTTCATCAAATGTTTTACCATAACCTCTAGGGAAAACACCATATATACTACAAAACCTTAAAACAGACCTAAGATATATTCTCTGATCCATGTGTAACTTTATTCCACCAGATTCAGGCGTTATTAGATTTAAAAATAAATCAGGATACCAATTTGTCCAACTTGCGAATTCTACATACTTATATAAATTTCTGCCAAATACTGAGTCATCTTGGAGATTAATAATTTGTTCTTTTGTCATTCGCTATCACTATCTTCGTAGTCTTTTGGTAGGGTAATAAATTTTTGAATATTTTCTCTTATTATCTCAGTTGGATCTTCATCAAATATTCCATATGGATCTCCATATTGAGAAATATATTCTTCTTTCTTTCTGTCGTAAAATTTATATACATCCTCATATTCGCAATGTGACAAACCCTGTAAATTTCGTGCATAATTTATGTAACACCAAATTATAAAATCACAAGCATCATTTGGTGCAAATTTGAATCTTGGTAGAATAGGAACTACATCAACGGCTTGTTCAACAGCTTTAAATATTTCTGAAAAACTATTAATACCATTTTGCAAATCTGCTTGTGTTAATTGTCTTGGTGTTAATTTTGCCTTTTCCGCTGCATTTTGTGCTGCGTCATACCATTTTTTTGCTTCATCTACATTGCCAGCGGCAGTAGCCATTTCTTCCTTTACCTTAAAACGAACATAGGTTGCAAGAGCTTCTTGGTGTAAATTCGTTTGTAAGGTGTAATTGAGTTTAAGTTTCTCGTATTTTTCATACATTTTTTTATACTCAATAGTAGTGTATCCATCCCCAAATAAATCTTTTATATCATCTGTAACTTCAAAATTATCAATATTTGAATAGTGTTTGTTTTGATTTTGTTTAGACATATGTTGCGTTTTATTATTTTGTAAACACTGATTAATCAAATGAGAATATCTATTTAAAATTTCATCTTTTTCCTTTTTGGTTCGGTTACTATTTTGATGAATAAATCCCTCTTTCTCTGCGTCAGAGTACGATTTCGCTTTATCCTGCCTCATTACCACCATCATGAAGTATTTCTGTAATATCTCATATCCGTGTAATGACACTTCTTCGTCACTCAAGTAACTGTTTTCCTTCTTTACAGATTCCTCAGAAGAGAAGAGTAAGTCAAAATACAGAGGCTTATCAATATTTCTAAGCAAATCCTTAAATTTATCAAAATCAATTTTTCCGTCATCAGATAAAACGGAAGTCTTGCAACATTCTTTACAAACAGGTATACGCTCATCCAGAGAGTACATAGGGGAGCTGCTATAATAGAAGTCTGTTAGATTCTTCTCGTCATGACAGCAAGTACATACCTTTTTCCCTTTTTGCTGATTAGCTGGCAACGGTTTATTGCCAGATGATTTGGTTTTTGTTCTTGGCATATTGCCACCATCCTTTCATTTTTAAAATTATTTGTATAATATTAACAAATTTATATAAATTGCTTGTAGACACTTGTCTTTTTGATTTAATGGTTTTATAATAAAAAGTATAAATTAGAAATTATATATAATGTTATTTAATGAAAGGAGAATAAGTATAAGTGAAAAATGAATTTAAATATGGTTATTATAGGGATTCATAACATTGATTAACATTATATTTTTGGGAGAAATAATATTATTTTTGTTAGGATTGATTGGAGGTGTTATAATTGTTAAAATATTTTGTAAAGACATAAAACATGATTTTAAAATGAGAATTGGAAAGATTTTTGAAATTTCTATTAGTGTTCATGATAAAAAGAAATAAAATTTTGTGATTAAAAAAATATTCAATAGGCTGTGAAAATATGATTTGAAAACTTCTATTTTCCACAGCCTATTTTTTAAACAAGTTCAATAAAAATTCAATGAAACAATTCATTCAAGGCAGGATAGGGTAGTGGTTATACAGCCACTACCTTTTCTGTACTCTTAACTTCAAAATTCATGCGTTTGTTCATAGACAGCTAAATACCAATCTGCACACTCGCAAAAATCTATTTTGGGATCTTCCAAATATACTGTATATCCACAGATTGAACAAAATAAACCATTTTTTAAGATAATCTTATTTATATTATATTTTTCGCGTAAATATAATAATAAAAATAACGAAAATAGATTATATGTTTCTAAACCACCCTCAGTTACATATTTGCGTACATAAATATCAATAAGATTTTTTATTGCATTTGGATTGCCTTGTCTTAATGTTGATGAAATTATCAAATAATTTGGAACATCCTCATCACAACCAGCTAAAGAACTAAAAAACATTAATCTATCTATTTTTTTGTTTTTTGATTCTTCGTTGTAATTTTCATTGTTATCCAACATAGAAAACTCTTTTGTTTTATTAATTGCATCAAAATAGTCTATTTTAAACCATTCCCCAAGTTTTCTATCTATAGAAAAATAATCGTGTAACATTGATTCGACATTGGATGCTTTTTGTTTAGAAATTGTTTTGTATACATCTGGAATAAAATATCCACCTGCATTTTCAAAAGTGCGCTTTCTAAATTCAACATCGTGACTAATTCCTATTTTTACTAATCCATTTTCATTACGCATAACATAGTTATATACTGTTTCTTCACTTGTATTATTTTTAGAATTTATTTGCCCATCATAGAATTCAATAATTTCTGAAATTCCTTCCATCATTTTATTAAAAACTTGCATAGGTGTTTTGGTTTGTTTCTGTTTTTCAAATAATCTCATAGTTTTCACGCCTTTCCCACGCATTTCAATTTTTAAGAGAGGGCAGTAGAGCGTGGACTACCATTCACAAAGTTTGCAATTCTTTGTTATCCTCTCTGATTCAGTTACCAACTAATGAAGTTGACGATTCTCTCATAACTGCTAAATACTTATTCTATTTTTATTTCTACAAAACAACATAAAAAGAGCCATGATATTTCACATGACTCTTTCAAAAAATCTTATTAAATTCACCCAATGAAATGCTTATTTAAACAAGTAAATAAAAATGCAGGAGAAACAGATGGCATGGCAGACAAATAACATCTGACTATGATGTGAAATATAATATAATTATTTTTGAATAACTAAGAAAGAAGAGGAAAATATTTTGAAATATATAAATGTCAAAATGATACATCCAACAAATAATTCAGATATAGATATAGGACTTCCTGTAAATATATATTAAAGATGTTTTTTCACAACTTATTGATGCTAATTTTCTTTCGCCAGCACAGCAATATAGTGGTGTAGTACTATCTAAAGAAGCTAATGGTAATTTTATTCCTCTTGACAATGAAAAACAGTTTTTGAAAATTGTATTAATAATAATGACAAAATTCAAATTTTAATTTCAACATGTGCAGGAGGAGGTGTTTATGATTGTGTAATAGAATTGTGGCAATCAATATATTTATTTTTAGATCAATTAGGCACAATAGTAGAAGTGACAGGTTCAATTATTGGTCTTGGAGCATGGATTAAAAATAAATTTAATCATAAATATACACCTAATCAGTTTGTACAGTTTGTAACAAGTAAAGAATTATGGAATACTCATGAACTCGCAATAAAATTGTCTGTATCCGACAAAGAAGCTAAAGATTTATTAAAAGGCTTTGGTTATAAATGGAACAAGGAGTTTTCTTTATATATAAAAACGGATAGAACAGTAGAAATAATGGAAAATATTGAGAAATCAATTAATCAATATTAAATATTTTCAAGTTCTAGCTTGCAGTTTTACTTCACAAAATAGAGTATAAGAGCAATGAATCTTTTTCATTGCTCTTCAATTACTCTATTTTTTTATTTACATAAATTTAAATTGTAAGCAAAAAATGAATGTGGTATAATAAAAATACATTGGAAGAACAAAAATGTATTTATATTAGTACAATTTTTGAAAAAACAAAAAATGGGCTGAAAAAGACTATTGTTAGAATATTCAGATAAATACTTGCAAAATCGAGGCTGGGAAGCCTTAATTTTAGCGGGGGCTGAGAGGCTACCGTAGAAATGAATAAATCCCGTTTTAGGGTATTGCTACATATTTTCGCCTACGCAATCTAAACTATTTTTTTGTATTTAATACAATATAAAACTGATGTATTAGTTGGTCTTGATACAAAAGAATTTATATTTCTACCATTATTAGGGAATGGATAAGCATCTGATTGAGCCATTACCCATTTTTTGCTGTCACCATTTGTTTTATCTGGATTAGTTACAATATCATAATTACCACTTGTTATCCAACAATCATTCTCGTTGGATATACCAGCACAGAATGGCTGCACTGTTCCATTTTGATGTGTACCAGCAACATCAGCACCACTGCCAGTATCTCTTGTAGCAGTTCCTACTCCTCTTAAAAATTCACCACGTAAATCAGGCACCGCAAAAGTGCTTGACCCATTACCACCAAAATATCCTGCGTTACCAAAATTGCTTTTAAAATGATTTGCAAGCTCTTGATACTGTGAAATATTGTATACTGTTCCGTCACACTTCAAATATCCTGTTGGCGCATTTAAACCCATAAAAGATATGATTGACCCGACAGGTGCGCAATCGCTTTGACCACTAGGAGATTGATTGATTAATTCATCAACCTGTACTTTGGTATAATAATTGCTTAAATCAATATCGCTCTGAATCGTACCGATTAACTCATACTTAAAACCGTTGACATTCCAGATGTATTCATCGTAATTGTTATTTTCACTTCCGCTGTTTGGAACAAGATAAAGTACTCCGACTTCGCCGATAACGGGAAGGTCCGCAAAACTATTGACCGCTTCAAACGAAATCTGTGTCACATTCCCGATTGCGTCTGTGATAGCCTTGGAGATTCCTAAGTCTGCAAGCGTTTTATTCCCTGTCAGCGTAATTCCGTTGATCTGAGGTTGCCCAGTAAGAGAATTATATTTACCATCAAAAGAAGAATCTTCAGAGACTGAGACTTTATTATTTAATACGCCATATATTTGTAATGCATTCATTTAACTTTTTTCCTCCTATACTTGACACCATACACCTTTTGAATTAAGCATAAAAAGCTGTGCTGTTGAAATAATAAATGCGGAACTTCCTGTGGCACAATATTCGTTGCTTACAGTATCTTGACCAACTTGTGTTCCTTTTTGTGTCTGCGTTGGAAGATACTGTACGTCATCGGGAGCATCGAGTATGAATTCTTTTACTCTCTCTGGAGTTCTATTACCAATTTTTGTAACTGCGAACATTATAATTACCTCGTTTCATTATTGTAACTGATTTTAATAAAAAACAACCTCATAATAAAGTTGGTCGTAAATGTCATACTGATAAATCCCGCCACCAGGTAACGATCCTGGCTGTTCCGAAGAAGACAGATTTACAGTCTGCCCCACCTCCTTAGTGGTCTATGACGGGTTATGAGAATAGGAGAGTGCTGAAGACTCTCCTGAAATGTTCTGTCTTTCCAGAATGTCAGACCGCACAGCAGCCATTCGCTAATTTAATCTCTCAACACTTTCCTTGGCAGTTGTCAGCCTATTATAGTTTTGGTTGTTACTATTTAATTTGACATTATATGGGATATTATGTAGAATATACTTGGGTGCTACCTAAGTACGGTAGGACGGTTGTCTTCCGCCAGAGAGTACAAGCTCTGTTTACATAGAAACCTTTCGAGGAATCTACGAAAGGAGGACTTATTGCATATGATAACTATAGAAACGATATATTATATTGTAGTGATTGCAAGCATTCTTTGCGGTGCTGCATATAAAATTGGATACGAACATGGTAAGAATGCAAGAAAGTAACCGCCCTCGCCAAAGGATAATCGGTTACTTCCTAGTTCTTACTAGATTTAATTGAAAATTCAAGGCAACCGTTCTGCAATACGGGTAGTGCCTTTTAAAATGTTGTATTGTCTTTTCTATACTCATTATCTTATATCAATTCGCAAGTATTGTCAATAACATGATTCGTACATAAGTCTTTATAATGCCATATATCTCTTTATATTCTAATACATTGCATGTAGAATATCTACTTGAAATTGGAGTTCTATTGCCTTTTTACAAAGACATTTATAGTAAATCACACAACTTACGCTGCATTTATAACTATAGGGGTTAGAACACCCTCTATCCCATATCGTTCATTGAACGCATTTGGGAATACTTTCATCATAATCTGTAATGATCCATTCACATCACTGTTGATAAGCAATCCAGAATTACTTTTAAACAATCCTCTTTCTATCCGTCTTGACTTATCATAATTCTGTTTAACTGGTTCTTCTCCATCCAAGAAACTTGTTCCTGAAGAATAACTCTCTTCAGTCTCAACATATTTGATTCCTACATTTTCACATTTATATTTGAGTTGTTGTAACAACATCTGGTAAGGAATACTCACAAATTTTTGATTGCTGTATTTACTCATATCAGCATTTTGTTTCCATTCCTTATTCTTGCCTACTACCAAAGTGTCAATATCATTTTCTGCACACCACTTTACTATATAGGCACTAGCATTGTGCATATAGTTCTTGATCCTCTGATATCTTTTAAATGAGATAGAATCCAGTTTCTTAGACCAGTCTTTGCCATGACGTATTTTCAGTAAAGATTTCTCTTTCGCCAATCGTTTGTTGTAATATTGATTGATACTTTTGACTCCCTTGCCGTTAATAATAATTGGATTCAAACCGATATTATTTGTCATAGTTACAAGATTATCTACACCTAAATCAATACTTGCTATACGATTACTTTCTGCTTTTACGTTTGGAATTTCTGTCTCATAAACAATTTCCATTACATAACAGGAACCTCTCGGAATAAATCTGACTTGAATAATCCTGCCAAGACAGCGACACTTCCAATCATAGTCATTCAATAAACGATTACTTATATGTACAGTTCCCTTTTCATAATTATAATGGAGCTGATTATTAGGAATCATCCAAGGAAACCTACCCTCTTTCTTTAAATACTTTGGCAACTTAGGCATACCAAGATATTTTGAAGGGTTCTTTTTCCAGTCTTTAATCGCTCTGAAATAAGATTTCCAGTTCTTGTCTAAAGTTCTGAGAGTACAATTAGCTGGCTGGCTAAAAGTAAGTTTGTAATTTTCATGTGTTTTGAACTCGAAATTCATATCAAAATAATTAATATAATTCCCATTGCCTAAAAATTCTTGACGAATTATATAATTTGCTTCATTGTAAAGGTTTTTAGAATGAAAGCATTGCTGATCAATGATTTTGAATTTTGGATGGTTTTTTCGGATGATTTTATGCTCTATTCTTTGTACTTTTATTCAATATTCACCTGCCTTTAAAACATTATAATTTTGTACTAAAAAGTAAATTTGTCTTTATTATCTTTGACTTTTTTCTTATTAACGGTCAAATAATGTTTGACAGTTGTTTCCGTACTTTCATGATGTAGAAGTTCAGCAATATCCTGAATATCCATTCCTAACTCCTTTAATATATTAGATCCTGAATGACGCAGGTCATGGTTGTGGAGCGTTGGAATACCAATCATTTCACCAGCTTTTTTACACCAATCGTTAAGAGTACCATTATTTATACATTCTTCTTCCGTAATATATGGCGTATACCATACCCATCCAAAATCATTGATTTGCTTTTCTTCACGTTCTGATTTCATCTTTCTCAGAAGTTCTTCAACTTCTTTAGAAAAATATAAATCTACAATTTTTCCCTCTTTCTCAAGTACATCGCAACAAGTTCTTTCATCTAAATCAACCTGTTCCCATCTTAAATGTGCCATAGCATTAACTCTTGCCATAGTAGATAGTCCAAAGAATATATATGTTTGAAGTTGAATGTCTCCATATTCTGTTAATTTTTCTCTTAATTTATTTACCTGTTCTACATTTAAGAATGTTTGCTTTATAACAGGTTGACCTTGTTTTGGACGTTCCAAAAATTCAGTAGGCGATTCTTTTATTAATTTCTTTTTCCTCAAAAATTTGTAGAAAGCAGATATAGAAGACATAACACGTCGTTGTCTTGACACATTATTGCCTTCTTGCTTTCTAAAATAAAAATATTCATTCAAATCGTCATCGGTTGCTTCCAATACAGATAAATTAAATTGATTGTCATACATATAAACAAACCACTGATACAAATCTGATGTATATTGTTGTATACTATTTGGCGATAAATCACGAATAGACATATCGATTTGATATTTTTGAAATAATTTTAATGTTTCAGGATTTGTACGTTTAATTTTTTCTTTATCATACAGACAAATTCGTTTACTGCGTTCTGCCATCTGTTCTCACTTCCTTTCAAACAAAAAAAGAAGTGATTAAATATTAAACCGCTTCTTTTAAAATCTTTTTAATTTTGCTATCTATTAATGACTGATATGTATTGTCAATTTCAGTCCAATATGGTATTTCTAAAAAGTAATATCCATTTTTTAAAGCATATTCTTTTTTGTATTTATCTTTCCATTTTTGATATTTTAATTCATATTCAGGCGTGGTATTATAATGCTTTGCTGTTAATTGTGTAAATCCTGTTATTTCGTAATGTTGTTTCCCATGGACTTCAATAATTAATTTTAATTCTACAATTTCATTATCAAAAGGTAGTGGAAAATTTGTTTTTGGATTAATAGGAACAATATTACAATTGTGTTCATGAAGCATATTATAGCCATATTTATCCGTGATGTAGGTATCTACTTTTTCTTGTAAAAATGATATACTTTTTTCATATGAACACTTAGGACACCTAAACTCATAATTTACAGTGTCACAAATGCTTCTAATATAATCTTTGTGAATACCGTTTTTACATTTCCACCATACTTTTTGATTTGAATATGGTAAATATTCTTAAGGTGTCTTATTATTTTTATCAGACCAATATTCAAATGACTCTGGATATTTATAACCAAGACTATCTTCTTTACAAACAGATTTTTTAGCACAATAACTGCAATGGTGTTCATGATTTTTTACATCATTAGGATAAACATGAGTTGGAGGATGATATGTTGTGTCTATACAATTCAACCAAACTTTTGATGTTCTTGTAGAAGGTGCTATTGTAAATGGATTAATTTTATTCATATCATAATTCCATATTTTTTCAAAATTATTTTTACCATATTTGTCAACCATCCATTGAGCAAAGCTATCTTTTTGATGAATCCTTATATGAGAGCAATACGGACACTCATTTCTTAAAGCGTCTTGCCTAGAAACTTTATATGACCCATGATAATCTGTTTTAGTACATTTAATCCATACATGTTCTTTTGAATATGCAGGAATTTCCCATGGATCTTGTTTATTTTTGTCATAATCCCAGTATAATTCCAAAGCACTTTCGCCTTTTTCATCTATTAACTTTTGTGCAAAAGAATTACAATACTTACATCGTATAGTGTCCATATGAGAAACATGTGCCAATTCATATTTTGTACTATTATGAATTCCTTTATCACATTTAAAATAAACTTGTTTATGTGCGCAATATGAGATTTGTTTTGGATCTAAATTATTTAAATTATAGTCCCATCTTTTTAACCATTCTTCATGATTTTGCTCTATGCACCAATCATAAAATGATTGTGAACGAATTGTTCCCTTTAAGTTTGCAACAGCCTCATTCCTCAAACATCCACAACTTAATGATTGTTTTCTTTTTAGAGCGTTTTCGCCAACCTCTTTAATTATTCCACTTCCACATGTACATTGACAAATCCAATAAGGAATATTTTTGTTCTTTTTAGATTGTTTACTTTGTCATTTTGCTATTATTTTCCATCTGCCAATAATATCACCAATATGAATATCTTCATAAATATGTCTCTTGTCTTTTATACTAAATTGTTTATTAAATTCATCAACAGATATTTGACAATCTTTTAATATTTTTAGAATAGTTTGTCTTGAAGGGAAATTATATTGATATGTACATTTATTCGTTGTGGGAAATTCATGAAATTTATTTATATATTGATTATATAAAATAACCAAATCATCATATTTCAAATCGCTAATATTTTTATGTATTCCATTCACATTTAAAGTTCTTACTTTTCCAAATTGTAATAAAAATTCATTATATGAAATACCCTCATTTTTAACAACAGATTTAACAATTCCTGACTGTGGGAGATTGTATTTAGATAAACATTGAGTAAGCATAGGAACACTGCCATATTTATCTATATATTGTTTATATAAAATAATCAAATCATTATAAGTTATTTTTGTTGCTAATACTTTTTTGTCAGAAACATTTAAGTAAACTGCTTTTCCCATAAATCTTTTCCTACTTTCTCACCTACTCAACTAAAATAAAGAAATGGGAGAGAGGTAGGTGACTCTGCGTTACTGGGTAGCTACTCCCAATAATCCCATTTCCAAAATTCCAATGCAGGTTCCGACACCAACTCAGCTTACAATCCATAACAATCTGTAAACCAAATGATTTTCCCTAAATCGCATTGGACACTATATACTTCTCTAAACAAAAAAAACTTACGCTCAATTTCTGAACGCAAATCTTTCCTATAAAAAATCTCATCGAATATCAGATACTATATTTACCAATAAAACCTAAGTGGCTGTGGATGATACTCATAAAGATATGGTCTATATAACATATCAAACATACCAGACACTTCTCTCTGAAAATTTTTCCTCATATCACGAATCATCTTTTCTGCTTCATTAGTATCTAAATTGACTTTAACTGTGACGCTATATTTAGAATCTTTTGATTTATCTTCAGGGTCAGCATTATCTAAATTGCCTTCTTCATCCAAACCACCTTCATCAGTGTTTTCAGATTCTTCATTACCAATAGTAAACCAATCATGCTCACCTAATGGCATATACTCATTGTTCTGCATATCAACCATTGCTTTACTATTTACATCTTCATGGAATAATACATAACCCTCTGTATCTACATATTTTTGCTTTTCAGGAAGATAGCATTTTTTTACATTAACGTGCCAATTATCGGATTCTACATCATCAAATAGAGATACAATATATTCTCTATCGTATTCTTCATCATAATCAAGTGCACAACTTTCAAGAATTACATTTTTGTAATTAAGTAATTCTACCATAATATCAATAATCATTTGCTTATTTGCAATTACGGATACAAGATTATCTTCATTATCTAAATTGGCAAACATATGGGAAACTAAATCCTCAACATTTTCAAATTTTAACATTATAATTTACCTCCATATAGTTTAAGCCTTTACAGCATCCTTTAATGCCTTACCAGCCTTAAACTTCGGAGATTTAGAGGCTGCAATAGTCATTGCTTCCCCTGTGGCTGGATTCCGACCAAGACGTTCTGCACGTTCTACAACTTCAAAAGTTCCGAAACCAACCAACTGTACCTTATCACCATCTACAAGCGCATCTGCAACAACATTAGTAAACGCATTGATTACCTTCTCGACATCTTTCTTGGAAATTTCACTCTTTGAGGCAACTGCTCCGATTAATTCAACTTTATTCATAGATTTATACTTCCTTTCGATTTTTAATATTTGTTCCGAATTCTATACATTTTTCGTGACATCAAAATAGGAGAGTAGTACTATACTCTCCAATACATGTGTTTTATGGCTTTGTCAGCCAAATATAATTAATAGGTCATTCATACCTACTTTATTTTGTCTTACTCTTATTTACAGAATTTGAAATCTGTTTTATATTTTTCATAAGCTGAATATTATCATTAATCATTAGAGCTAAAGCCTGATCTTCTGTGAATCCAACGGAAACATAAGCATCATACATATTTTTCTTCGTTTTAGCCACAATAGTAGGATATTCTGTATTATTTGAATAGTCCTTATATACTTCAACTACTTCTTGTGCCAAATCATATACCATAGGTTTGTATTTATTGATATATTCCTTGATTATAGGAGCTAACATTTCAGGTTTACTCATTAACAGTTCTAAAATTTTATCCATATTTATATTTTCTCCTTAAAATTAGTAATTCATAGTCAATCCAGTTCAATAGGGTAACAACACTTGATTCCCTTATCGTTTACTACCAATACTGTTTGTGACGGTTTTCCAGTAAGTCTCTTTTGCCTGGTATATTCATCTCCACTTCCACCAAGACTTCCTAATTGTACAACTTTAATTCCAGAAACATCAGTCATTGCAGGATAATGTTTATGTCCACACACAACACAATATGGTGTCATTTTTGCCCATAATATTAACTTAGATATTGAAGTGTCACTTGTAGAATCAAAATCACCATGCACTCCAAAATATAGTTTTTCTCTTACAAAGAATATAGATAGTGTATCATCAATATCTTCATCAATAACTGAGATGTTTTTAACATTTTTAAGCATGGACTTGATAAACCATAAAATAAGAGTATCTAACCGTTCTCCAAGTAATGCATCTTCTTTTTCCTCAAGACGACTATGATTTCCAGCAACTCCACGCAATTCAACTGTTTTGAAATATTTCCCTAGTTCATATACAAAATCAGAAATGTATTCGCAAGCAAGTTTTACTTGCTCAATAACATTTTCTTTATTTGTGACAGAAATGGTTTTATGTATAGAACCACTTATAAGATCTCCAAGAAGAAGGCAAATGCAATTCTCTGTATTATGAGTTTTCTGAATCTCTATGATTTCGGATAAATACTTCTTCAATCGTTCTTTGGCAATGAGAGAATCATATGCACCATCAAAACCATAATATGTTGCACCTATATGAAGATCAGATAAACATACAATCATATCATTTTCGCTATTTGAAACAGCAGGAGAGTATGTTACATATCTATCATTTGCGACATTAGATAGCATATCTTCAAACTTCTCTATTGTTGTTTCTAATCGTGATTCTTCCCTGAGTCTTCTGTTAATATCGAGTCTTTCATCATATAATTTACGTTTTTCTTTTTGAATTTCTTGCTTTTGTAGGCGAAGTTCTTTAAAGTATTCATCTTCACTCAAATTATTAAAAACGCCATTTTCTAGGAATTTCTTTGCCATTTGGTAAGGCTTACGCCAGGCAGCTTCAGAATATGGTTTATCTGGATCGCCAAAATATTTATTCATAAGATCAGCTATACCATTCCAATCCATATCTAATAAACCAGAATCTTTTGCTTGTCCTAATCGCCATAGGTACTGAAATTCATTTTCTGTTTCTTTTCTGGTTGTATCAAACAGAGTGGTCACCACCTTTACTCTTCATCATCTTCCGACGTAATTAAGTCTAAATCTTCATCTGATTTAAGACTCACACCAAACTCGATAGGTTGATTGATGAATGCTTTAAGTAAATCAGATACTTTTACATCCTGTTCTATATCATTTTCGTCAGTATAAGTAATAAATGTTCCATCTTCTGATAGAATTCCTTTTACAGATAATTTGTCAGTGATATTTCTTTTGAAACTTAACTTGGATTTTGCCATGTGAAATCTTCCTTTCATTCATACATTTTATTTTTATATCTCTAAACACTTAATTTACAAATTGCCGGGCTATTGACGAAGAGCCTTGCTACGGAGGACTGTTTTATAAAAACAGACAAAAGAATTGCGGAGACAGGACACGATCCTGCATACTCTTGGTTATGAATCAAGTGAGCTTCCTTTGCTCGTCACTCCGCTATAATAGTCATAAAAAGAATAAACGACGATACCGCTAGAATAAGCAGCACCGCCATCTGCATAGAATTAATTACTCCTTATAAACGCCTCTGATTCAGGAAGACTCTCGTATAATATTATCGGGAGTTTGAATCACTCTATGTACTTCCAGAGTATGTGAAGTCGTACAGTCTCGCTTGGTGGACTTAACTGGTCTATATCACGTTTCACAAGTTTTTCATATAACATCACACCAACTAACTTATAGTTACATGTCAGACGAAAATTTTTTGTTGCCCATTTAAGGGTTCTTTATTATTTTTATCAGAACCGGCAATGATTAGTAACCGATGTACTTTTGATAGGTAATCACAACCTAAATAAATTGAATCACGACCTTTATTTCTCCTTATCGTGTAGGATAAATCATTGTTCTGCTTTAATTTATTTAACAGGACAGTAGTTGCAAATCCTGCAATTGACAAAATAGAATAGAAGATAAATTTCATTGCTATATTCCTATACATAATAAGAAAAACGGGCATAGAAGCTGAAAACCTTTATTTTTCAATGGTTTCAGCAATTTCCTAAAACTAGACAGATTGTTTTCTTACTTTATGTTTATATTTTAGATCCCATTCTTTTTGTTTTTCGTGTTTACATTTAGTACAATAAAGACATTTATTATTGGTTTTTCTAATTAAACGATTGCACTCTGAACAATGAATAAAATTTCCATTTCCAATATAACTCAAATATTCATATCCAAGTTCTCTAAAATCATCAACATCAAGAACAGATTCACCATCCATGTCAACAAAATTAACTCTGATATTCAAATTATCATTTTTGCTTGAAAAAGAAATCAACCCAGTTTTTTCAATATCGTTCAAATATAAAAACTTATCATTTCGATATTTGACTGACACTCGTGCCACTCTAAATATTTCTTTAATATCTGTATTAATCCAACCATTGTTGTTTTCTGAAATACAATTATATAATTTTGCATAGCACAACATGGTAAATAATAATTTTTGATATTTCAAATTGTTCATATCGGAAATTGTATCTAATTCCTTTTGTGTAATACCAATAGAATTAATTTCTCTTAATGAATATTTATTTGCCTTTTTACATATATCTTCAATAATATCTTCCCATAATGCTGAATTATAATCTTTATAATTATGTTCCATAAATTCATTCAGTTTATTAAAAGTTTGTTCTTTGTCTAAATTTTCCTTAACTCTATAATATTTTCCTAAAAGAAAGAGGGTAGAAGTTGGTTTATTCCCAACTTCTCCATTTTTTATAATGCATTCAGCCTGTTTTACTTCATTTAATACAACTGGCATTCACAATCCTCCGTTTCAGCAATATCTACCATTACTTTAATTTCAGTAGTATTCATACTAAAATGTAATCCACAAAATTCAATTTCGCCATTTTCATCTAATGTTGGATATGAAATCATATAATTATTTTTTCTCAATAAGTTTTGAATAAATGTTTCTCCGCAAACATCCCATGCGAATTGTTTACTATATTTTGACTTTGAATAGCATAAGTCTAATACAATATTGCACAATATATCTTCATTGGGACATTGTTCTAAACACTGCCGCTTAAAATCTTCTCTGAAAATATATTTTTGTATCTGTCGTTCCTCAGATTTAATTCTTTCTGATTTAGCATATTGCATATAATTAGATGTTTCGCGCCGATACCTATCATAGATCTTCTTTATTTGTGTATATAAATGATTTGAATATTCAGCATTGCTTTTCAAAATGGAATAATCAAATTCATCGGATTCGCAAGATTTTAAATGGTCAAAAGTATCTTCAATTTTCCAACATATTTTATTTATAGTACATGGTGCAATTCCAAGTGGCAATCTCTGATAATAACAGTAAATGAATTTTTCTTCTTCTGGTGTTTTATTTTCTTTTGCAAATAGCTCATCCAATGTAATTCTAAAACGCATAATACACTTTTCATTATTCTTTTTTATGTATTCATTCATTTTAGATTTTTCTGATGGATATATGTATTGCATGAAATATGGTTTTTTATCAGCTATAAGTTTCCTGTTAAACCAATTTTCTTTTTTCTCAGAAGAAGTTTTCGCTTTACTAATTTTATTTGAAATCCAATTATACCACCTATCAGGCATATCTTTAGATTCAATACCCTTGGTCTTGTCGATAGAATTCTGCTGGAAAAGCTGTCCACATTTAATACGATAATCTAAAATTCTATATTCACGACTATCTTTTTTGTATCTCGCTTGTACTTCAAACATAGATGTGATTTTATTAGTGACCTCTCCAACAGCATTTCCAAAACTGTTAATATTTGACTGCATAATATCATCTTCAGTAGGAACACATTTGGGAGCCTTACGCTGCACACATACAACAGCAGGTAATTCAACAGTATTATTTACCAGTAAAGGAAAAGACGTATTAATTACACAATCACCATCTTTATCAAAACCATTCATAGCATCTGCACAGGTATCCCAACTGTTAAAGATAGTAGGTGTAGTCATATACTTATAAAACTCATCCATTTCCTCATTGTGTACCACATTAAGTAATCTTATATTGTTATGAGAAGTCATTGGTGCACGGAAACTTACAATCTTATCTATGCCTTTATCAATCCAGTATTTGGAATAAACTTGTCCTGCCTTTAATAGACCCGTTACTTCTAACCCAAACATTGACTGACAAAGTGAATATGGATCTCCTGATACTAAGGAATAATTAGCAGGAACTTTTAAAACTCCGACTTTTGCATCGTCAATTCGTTTCTTAATCATTGTATATAATTGACTTTTTACATATGGATCATCTTTCATCTTTGGTTCAATCATAAGGGCAGTAGCAAATGAACTATCTAAATGTTGAACATTCTTTTCATTTAACCCAATTCCCTTTGTATATAGAATTGTTTTTCTGTAGTCATCCGAAAGAATGTCTTTTATCTCAGAAACCGTTGGCGCAATTAGTTCGTTAATCTGTTCATCTGTAAAATCATAACTTTGTAAGAACTGGTAATTCATAGTCCTAACATTTTCAAGTTCTTCTTCAGATGACTTAGTAATTGCAAATGTATAATGATTCTTTTCGCAGTTTTCCAGATAATCTTCGATAGAAGAGTAAGAATCCCACAATTTAAGCATAGATTCTGTTAGTACAAGTTCAACCTTATCTATATCATAAGTATTTCCCCACACATCTGTAATTGTCTCGATATTATGTTCTCTAGCAAACTTTTGAAAATCAATAGGAAATACAGCACCTTTACAGAATGAATTTCTAATTACACATCCAGGTAGCATAAAATCTTCACCGATTTCTTCTCCCCATCGTTCCATTAATGGTGGATATGCTAGTCCATAACCATCACTATCATTTAATTCTATATCTTTGTCTTTGATGTACTTCATACTCGGTTGATCCAAACCAGTATCGTCTAATTCAATTACATCGGATTTAAAATGAGTGATACAATCATGAACTACTACAATACCATTTGGCATTGAGACAGGAGTGGAAGAGCTACATACCAAAGCGTTATACGCTTCTAATTTTGCTGGTGTAAACTCTTTAGTTAAATCTCTACCATTATCAATTCGCCTTTTTAATTCTGGTAATAACTTCTCATTTACAAAAACAATAGTATTGTTCTTTACACCACCAGTTGTCCCAAGCAATCTTCTGTAGGTAATTCCGTTTATTTTAAAACCGTTTTTATAGATTTTCATGTAGTCCTTGTTGTTATCTATAACTACACAGACATAATCTTTCTTGAACTGATATTTATCTAATTCATCATATAGTTTCTTGATTTTAGGTCGAGAATAAGCCAAATTCTTTTCAAGTTTCAACTTTTTGATCTGTAATTTAATATCGGCAATATGTATTTCTGGATTAGTAATACTATTCAGTTCATCTATAAATCTCATCATCTGGCTTTCGCTTAAAGCAATAAGTTCTTTGTTTTCTCTTGCCTGATTTATAGTCAAAGTTAAATTCCATTTTGCCCTGCGGAGGCGAGAAGTATGTATTTTATATACAAATCTTTGTGATGTTAAGTGTTTACTCAATTATCTCCGTACCTCCAAAAATCTTATTTTTTCATTCTTATATTCTAAGAGCACTTGTTTATTTTCTTTCATCAATTTTGCTAATATATTTTTTAATACATCTAAATTTCTTGCGCACTTTTTATACAAGTCATAATTTTCTTTTCTGAATTCATTCACATCAATACGTTTACATTTTTTATCTTTGATATGCCTAATTGTTATTCCATCACATTCACTACACAAAACTCTTGGTTCTGCAACAATAAAATCGTGATGCTTATTTTTGCCAACTCCAGATCGCGGCGAAAAAGCAATTATCCAATTTATACCGTCTCTTAACAAAAATACATTATCTGAAATTTGATTACGTAGTTTTCTGTTTTGAATTTCTAAGTATTTGTTATGTCTTTTCGGAAACTTACAACTATTTAAAGATTGAATCTTACTTCTATATTCGACTTTCTTTTTTACCTCGTCTGGTTTACCTAATTTAAAATTATATATTTCTCCATCAAAAGTGAATTGATCTATTGGTAAACCATAAAAATCATCAAATCCACTATGATATTTCTTGCAATCTAGTTTGACTTTTTGTACATAAAATCCATACGAATTAAGTATCATCTTTTTATCTCTATAAGAATAATAAGAACAAGCATAATCACAGATATACTTTCTTCTCATATTTGCTTTCAGATATTTTTCAGTTCCTAGAATCCATATATCGGTTATACCAACAGCTTTATATAATTCGTGGCGTTCAACATACTCAGACGTGATTGGAGAGCATTGGTATTCAATCACGCACTTCTTTCCTTTATACTCAAACATAATATCTGGTCGTTGTTTGGTTTCTGGTATCCATCCCTCTAATACAGCATTAGTAACGCCGTTTTGTTTTTTAATCCACTCAAATAAATCACGCTTACCATTCAGATGTTCTTCTGTCTCTGATTCAGAATATTTATCTTCACATTCGTTTTTATCCATATGCCTAAAATACGGAGTTTTTACTTCTCCATGACAATATTCATATGGTTTACCACAAACAGGGCATAATAAGATCTTCTTAGATGCCCATTTCTTTAATTGCTCCTTATTGTGTGTTCCATCATAACAGTTGATGATTTCGTTTCCTAATTTACAAGTTAAAATAAGTGTGTCCTCCTTTATATTTTTTGTTATATTTGTTATTTCTATATTTACACCAATGAAATTTCTATTTCCTGTCCTTCGGTATATAAACATCGAAAAGTAAGAATACTGTAATTACTATTGCACTACAAATAATTATTCCCGTCATTATCTATGTACTCCGTTTTAATCAATAAAATATACAGGTACTTTACCAATCCCTTTTAAATATGCAATTTTTACACTACTAAAACCATCGATCAAATTAAAGTTTTTATCTAATATAATTTTTGATTCCAAGTTCCCAGTGTGTAAATAGTATTTCAGTTTATGTTTCCATTTCTTTTCTCCAATTTTATTCTTTTTATATTGCCCAGGAACTTTAATGTCTTGTACATTTACCCAATATTCATATCCCGGTTCATATTTACCCAATATTTTCTTTATAAATCTAATAATTGTCTTCATATGTGTCCTCCATCGTTTTAATTTCATAACCCAACCATTCTAATAAATCTCTCATCCCACAAAAACAGTCAAAATGTCTATGTTCGTCATCGTCATTAGTAATATATTCTTCACCTTCATAAATACCTTCACCACAAGTAGAACAATAGTAGATAGCTTTTTTGTAGGAGAATAAGGGGCAACGTGGCAAATGCCCATTGACTCTTCCACACAATTCACATTCATATCCCATTTTAAGCAACCCTTCCTTCTGTATATGCGATACGTTCATGCATATATCCATAATTTGTTGTATAGTATATATTTCTAATTCCTAAGTCACGAATAGCAGCCATACAGGATGGGCAAGGTCTGGATAATCCAAATGGTTGATCTTTACGTATCCTATATGTATATATCTTCACTTTATGAAATTTTATATCAAGATGCTTTATGGAATTGATACAATTAATTTCTGCATGAAGTTTTGGAAGTAGCTCTACTTTATTTGATTTGCAACGAAATTTATTATAATATTTCTGAGAAGGATGTGTTTTATTACAATTACATCCAATCCCAATAATACTTCCTTGATAAACTGCTACACACCCAACATGAATATTAGCATAGTCTGAAACCATAGCAATTTGACGAGCTTTTGTAAAATATTTATAATCACTCTTTCTTATCATTTGTTCTACTCAATCTTTCTTTCTCCAAAATATCATTTCCTATGTCAAAGCATTTGCATTCATATTCAAATTGTTTAATATGTTCATCAAAAAAATTTGAAGTTGCTGCAAAATCAATGAGTTTTTTAATATGTATTTCAATATTTTCTTTTGTTCCAGAAAGATATTGGGTGTCAATTTCATTAAATTCAATTTTAATACGATTATTGAAGTACTTAGGTTTCAATCCCATACGGAGTAAATATTTTCCTTTTTCTTTGTCATATTGATATGTACACTCAACAGAATAATCATCATATCCATATTTACTTAAATCCGCTTCAACTACAAATCCTTTTCTTTTTAATTGGTTCATTTTACTGGTCTCCTTTTCTCATTTTTAATTCTATATTCCTTCTGCACAAATTATCGAAATTTCTATCTGATATAATTCGAGAGGCAATCAGTGAGCCTTTTGTATTAAGAGCTTTTCTAATACTTGTATTATAATCTGAAGCACAAATAATTCCTCCAAAAGTAGTATGATCCACTTTATGACTTCCTGTTCTGTAATAAGTTTCTGGCATTTGTTGCATTTGTTATCGTTTCTTCTCCTTTTCTTTGTAATAGTTTTCTTAATGATGTTTTAACAATCATAATATAATATCTCCTTTGAATATAGGATAGTTAGTGATGTGATTATACTATATATAATTTCTACATTTTCTTTTGTGATTCTTTTAAAATATCTAACTGTTTCTGAATTTCTGCTTTGTAATCATAATTAGAATTTAATATCTGATTTCCTTTCTCATCTTTTACAAAATGTCTATAATCAGCAAATACCTTTGGAGTAGTAAGAAATCCGTATTTATCATCTTGTTTCTTATATCTAATCCGCTTTCCTTCTTGAAACTTTATAATATTCATTACATTTAACATTTCTACAATCCGTGATATATAACGTTCTGATAATCCGATATCCTCTGTGATCTTTTGATATAGCCGGTAGCAGCATAATGGCTTGTCTGGATTACGATTCATATTTACACGAATATAGGAGAGGAGCAGTAGGATATAAGCTGATGACATTCTGGTTACATCAATTTCTTCTCCATTTACTTTGATATCTTTTAGTTCTTCCTTGAAATTCAGTATCTTTCCTAATTCGTCAAAGTAGATAATTCCAAAATTATCAGGTATATCAAATTTCTCCGTTTTGATTTTTATATTGTAATAATCTGTTGAATTTTTCTTTTCTTTTGCCAGTTTTTCAAAATTAGGATAAGATTTAAAATATCCATAGTGAGAGAGTAGTTCTAACATTTCCAGATATTTGTGATTTATTTTTCCATCGTGATAATTAGGTTTTAAGTGTGACCAGTGGCACAGTTCCGAAATACTGAATGCCACTGTATCATCTAAGGTTCTACGAGAACACAGGTAAGAAAATATGATTACTCGCTTATCACCAAGTTCTTTGTTGTAGATTATTTCTCGTGGTATCTTTACATAATTAGGCAAGTTATCACCTGCCTAATTACAGAAATGCCACATTTTTACCATTATTGGTATAAGATAAAAAGTCTGTTAAAGCTCGACAACGTTCTTTTGCTAAATTACCATTATCTCTTTTTTCAATTAATTCATTTAAACAACGCTTAAAATATGTATATTGTGGTTTCCAATTATCTCTAATTTCTTTTGCTTGAGAGTATTGACTGGTAGGATTTTCATAATCTTCCATAGAAACATCATCCCAATTACCAAGTTCTAACTGAAATTCAATATCCGCATAAATTCCTTTAAAAAAATACGGTGAAAATAAAATGTAATCGGCAGTAGTTTTGTCACCGAGTAAAAATTTAACTCGTGCTGATGCTTTTTTTGAAAACTTATTTCTTCGCTTATGATGTGTTGGCGCACATAATACATTTGTTTGTTCCTTTAACAAATTAATATCTGTTCTATTTGTATTAGTATCATCTTCTAATTCTTTTTGTTTTTCTTTAATTTTTTTTGTTTCGTTTTCATTATCTTCTATACGTCTTTTTAATTGCTCATATTTTTTTTCTGCAATTTTTTGCTCAGCCAATTCCATTTCTTCAGGTGACATATTATTTAAATCAATCATATAATTATCCATTATAAAAAATCTCCTTTTCTTTTATTGTTCACATACAACATTGTCGTATCTGTTTGTTAATAGTTTCTTCATCTCATAAGACCAGTCATCAAGTTTTTTAATTATTTCTTCTAAGTTACCAACACATACATCACTGGAATCTAAAACTTCCATACAACGCTTGAATTTAATAGGTGCAAGCTCATCCTCTAATAGTTTCTGCAATCTTACAGTTAAACCAGCCAATTCAGTAGCAGAATCTATCTGTCTCCCTAAATCTGATTTCTGTTTTGTGAGAAACTCGATTTCAGATTTCAACTTGTTGTACTTATCTGATTCTTCTTGATTCAGTTTAACTTTTCTCTCCAATAAACTTTTTTCTGATTTTAAATCAGAAATTTGTCTTTCTAATTCTTTAACTTTTGGATTATCAGATTCAAGCTGTTTGATCTTGTCAATATACTGTTGTACTTCTCTTTTTGTAATCTTTTGTGTAATATCCATAGATTTAACAAAATCTTCTTGCTCGCTAGGCGACATATACTTAATAAGTGCAATAGCAGTAGTAGGTGCAAGAATACCTGTTTCGACCCAATCCTGTAACTCTGGAACTAATTCTGTTAATTTCTTATAATTTTGAAGAGTATCTACAGAAATACCAATCATTTCTGCGATGTCTGATTGATATAAGACATCCCCACCCGAAAGTTTCGGCTCGGATTGACCAGCACTGCCATCTCTAACTCCATAAATTCGTTCCAGCTCCTTAATACATCTACCTAATTTAATGGGATTAGGGTTCCCAATACCTCTTTGACGAATATTTGTTTCAATGAGATCCTTTAAAACTTTGTCTTCTTTGTCATACTTACGAATATCAACCATGATAGTTTCAATTCCAAGTTCTTTAGCAGCTCTTACCCGTTGATGTCCTGATACAATAACCATATTTTGTGTTACTACAATAGGTTCAATAATTCCTGATGATTCGATAGATTCTAAAAATGCTTTCCAAGAATCACCTGTAATATCATCAAAAAATTCATTGTTACGTGGATGTGATCTCAATTCATTAATGTTAATCTGTTGCATTTGTAAAAATTCCTTTCCTTAATTAAAATTGATTTATAGTTACATAGAACAAGTTTTGTTCTAACTTGTATTTCTACATTTCAAATATAAAATCACCTCGAATTATGCAAGAGGAATTATTGGTCTATAAGCATGTCCCTTGGCTTTTTCAAACACTATGTGTCCATTAGAGGTGGATTCTTTGCTATAAGAAATAAATTCTGGAGAATTCTTTGAGTCAAATACTTTCTTTTCAATAGAATTAATATATTTTCTTGAAATTGATGTATCAGGTAAGTCAAAAGGGAGAACATCTTTTGTATTCGATTCGCTATTAAATTTTGGCTTTAATTTAGATATATAATATATTTCAAAAATATTTGCTTCTGCTTTTGTATTAAATTCTATCAACTTAATTTTACTGAAATCGCCTAAAACTCTTTGAACTGCTGAAACACAAGCCCTTGTTAATAAATCACTTGTACTTTTACCTATATACACAAGTATTCCATCATTATCGTATATAAAGTAGCACCCAATATTTGTTGACATGATAGGTCTTGTATAGGTGCAAATCATATCTTTATCTACATTTGATATAGCAAATGCTTTTAAACCAAACTTATATACAATATCCTGATTAAATTTATTAATATCATTTATAGACAAACCAATTTCTGAAATACGTTTTAGCTCATTAATATCATTATTAGCAAATAGTTTTATCCACTCTGAAAAATTAAAATTGTATGATACTTTATCGTTATGCAAATTAAGATAGTTGTATATATGTTCAAGCCCAGAATAATTATCAAAATTTATATCATGATTATTATTCTTGGCAACAACTGATAAATAACGTTTTAACCCATAAAAATTTTTAAATTTGTTCCTCAATAACTATTTTTCCTTTCTTTCATATCTGTAATTTCCGCTTTTAGATGGATAAAATTCGTCCACTTTATATAATTCCAACATTTTACTTAAAGCCCATTCTATTTCCTGCTTATATCCCTCCTTATTCAATACATAAATGTTTGGTACATTTTGTGGTGGTTTGGTTTTATCTGGTTGTACACTACCTACTTCTCTTTTTATTAAAAGGGCAGGTATGTCATCAGATGATTTGGTTAAATATTCTATACATTGGTTAATAGTGTCTTTTGACATAGACAATTCTTCAGCCATATGTTTAATACTTCTATAAAATGCTTCTGGATTATCTTTTGCATTCTCATATTCAGAACCATCATTTTGTCTTGGGCGACACCCTATGTAAGAGTTAATGTATAAAAAAGCCACAAGTATATTTTCTCTATTTAAAGAACTATCGGCCATCATAATTGTGTCAAACTGAGAAGATGTAAGTTTTGCAAATTTTTCTGTTGAATCAAAATTTTTTGGAATAATTTTTATCTCAATTCCAGTATCATAAGATAAAGAATCTAAATCTTGCTTTACTTCAATCATCTGGTTATTTATCATATATTCCAACACATCTAATATTTCTTTAAATGCTTTTGGTTTATTTCTGTGTGTTTTATATCCATAAAAATCTAAGACTTTACGGATGGTAATCCAACTGTAATCTTCATATGAGCGATATTTGTCAATGAGGATATAAGTGATATAAAATTTTCTGCTTATTCCGAATTTTGTTTTGATATTTCCTTGAATATATTCATTAGGAAATCTTGTAAAATATTCTTTCTTTGTTTTGTTATTGATAATGCATTCTCCTTTCTGCGAGAGTTCAGTAAACGTGAAAAAATGCACATAATTTTTTTTGAAGTCTTATTTTCCATGTGCAAAAATACACATAAACTGAACAGAATTAAAATATAATCTTATTAATAAAGACAGACATATTCATGATTGTTTGCTAACGCAAAAATCACTCTCTTAAAACTTTTTGATTGTTGTTGGTTAATGATTGATTTTTTTATTATTAATTATTGATGATATAGTAGTAGTGGTTATTTATGTATTCTCTTTTCTCGGATGTAAAATTCCTTGTATGTATATAGGTTGTATTCTACATGTAAGTTTTCTTCCGTATGGTTATTTCTTATTTCTCACAGGTTCTCTATCAAATAATGTTTCTCTTTTGAAGTTCTTTATTTCTTCTTCAGTCTTGAGTCCATATTTGATTAGACTATTATCAATTAGCAAAGTTAGAGCGTCTCTAAGTTTAGTATCATGTTCAATAGCATCCATTGGATAACACTCATCTTTTAATAAATGGTTTTCATAACAGTAATCTTCATGAATCTGGTTGATATCCACGTCATATGTATCTTCCAGTTCCTTATAGATAGAAGAGTACAGTTCTTTTCTGTCACAATCGAAATATTCCATAAGCATTTTGTATTTAGGTGCGATTTTCTTGTACCAAGCTGACGGATATTTGTTTTCTAATAAATAGCGATTTCTTTGTGACTGTTTCAGGTCTTGAATGTCTTGTTGCATTGCTGCCATATTGGTAATCAGTGTAGTTATTGCCTGAGACATTGAGGTTATTGATTCTGTTACAGGATCCATATTTATCTGTGGAGTAGTAGTTAATTCATGATTTCTATATCTTTCAACAATATCCCATACCCAGTCCATAAATTGATTGGCTTTGGATTTGTTGCTCCAACGACATATCTCCATAACACCTCTTTCTGTATAGAGCATTGTTTCATATTCTTTCCCGTCAGTACTTAACAGTTTGGTAACTACTGATAATGGATCGAGTCTATCTTGATGTCTTTTGTGAATCATACTCATAGAAGAGTTTGGATTCTTATATTCAAGTGCTAATCCAATCTGTTCTCGTGTAAGTAAAATGTCATCGTTCATATTGCGATAAAAGTTACAAGATAGGTCTCCGAAAGTTTCGGATGTGATAAGTTTTAAGTTATTTGCCATGTAAAAATCTCCTTTAATTTAATATTGTTTTTTGGAGCTAAATATTATTTCTACATTTTGTTTCTGAAAGTGCTAAAAATTTTGAGTTTACATTTTTAACAGTAGGAGAGTGTATAGACAGTAAATGGTAAGAAATGTAAAGTATACCCCCATCCTTCATATGTACTTTACATAGGTTTTTGTTTTTGAAAGATTAATATATGGGATATTTATTATTTCTTTATTTAGATTAAAAAGATGTACGATTCCTGAGAATTTAATATAATATAAGAAAAGACAGATGATTTCTCACCTGTCTTGAAGACATCAATACTGTTTATCTATATTACTTATTATTTGCACTGAGCCAGTTGCATTCTGGTTTGGCGATTAGTCTAGCATTATTATATGCCATGTCAAGAGTTAAACATGTATGTCCTTGGTATACATCTCCAATTTTTGTAACAACCAGTGCTAAATCTGGTATATCATCAGAATGTAAGCATAATGGTAATAGTAATAGTAATTGTACTTTTCCTTCAAAATACTGAGGAATTGCCTATAATTTGATGAAACTTTCTTCTTCATAGTATCTATAGCTCCGTTAAATGTATTAAGAAGATTGTGACTATTTAATATGTCTTCTGGTATATTTATCCTACTTTTATTCTTCTAAAATATGCTTATAATAAACATTAATCTTATAATGCCAATCAAATAATAGCAATTCTGGATGCTCAAAATAATTGGCCCTGTCAGGATATTTTACTATATCTCTTTTACCTAAATCATATTCTGTTAAAAATAAAATATCTTGTTCTGAATGATATGCATATATAGGTTCATAATATTTCGTAAATAATCCAGTATTAAACAATGCATAATTTTGCTCAAATATTATATTTCTTTCTGACTGAAGTTTTTCATATGTCTTTACAATATAATTTGCAAGTATACCATTGTTTGGATAAGTATCATTAGACCATTCTTCAGGAGATGCCATTTTTAATAAATCATTTGTATGATCATTCCAATTTACATTAAAGAAAGCCATATTCTGATTCTCCTTTGTGTTTGATAAAGATATTGTATCATAATCTTTTGGTGGTTCACAATCTCTTTCTACTGAAAAAATGGGATTATATGATGAGATAATATATCCTTGGAATTTTTCTTTGTAATGATCCTTCCAGTATTTCGTGTCGTAATCGTCAGTTTGCAAATAAATTGGATTCTGGAAATCATATAATTTGATTTTTGCATTTTGAATAGCTTCTTGATCTGAATCAGCATACATACATATCCAATCTCATTTTGTGGTCAACTTGAATTTGGTATTTGTTCATTTTTATAAATCCTCCGTTTGTAAGTAAATTAATTGTTACAAAGTACATTTCTCTATTTGTGTCAGAAATTTTATTGGAAAATTAACGAGATGTGGTCGCAAAAATTTTGTGAGTTCGGTAGGAGAGTAGTTTAGACAGATTGGTGAGACATGAAAAGCATTGATTTTACTGGATATTTATAGATTCTTATTGGATATTTTTATGTTATTTGGATGGGTGATTACCTTATTGTAATATAAGATTTGAAGCGAGTTCGATATTTGCTTGATTTATAGGGGGGTTTGAGAGTTTTTGTTAAAAAATAATTAAAAATATGAATTTGAAGAATTGTCAGAAAATTTATTTTTGCCTTATTTTTATGGATTTTCCGTATCTGGCACCGAACAGACTGCCGAACATTTTTTATGAATTGTTTGTAATTTTTACACAATTTTTAGGTCGATGTGTGAGTAGAACACATTACCCCTTTTTTGCAAACGAATGTTTTGATATAAATGTAAACCCACCGGGGTATGCCAAAATACTATAATAGTGTAGTATTATGGTATTTTGTTAGTCTTAATTGTTAGCAATAGATAAGGATAGATAAGGATAAGAATACTGTTTATTATCGTGATATTATCAAATTATCTGATAATTGTTCGAGAGTAAATGAAAATATATCACACTTCGATATAACGAACTATGATATGCTTAACCGTGTTGTGAAGTATGTCGCACAAAAGATGGGCAAGACTACTTCTAATCTATAAATAAGATATTATATAAATTCTCATACCATCTCATAAATCATCAAAAAAAATTTTTCCTCTTCTTTCTCTCTTATTACTTTTAAATACAATTCAACGCAAATATGCATATAAAGACGCGTAATGATAAATAAACTAATTGCTAATTATGATATATAACAACGCATTATGATATATATAAAGTTTGTATAACATAAATCATCAATTATATGTACACTTTATTTGGTTATTCTACCAGTAAATCCATTATTAAAACTGTCACAAATATATAGATAACTCCAGCGCAGCACCAGTATAATCTCATCATAGTATTATACCAGTATATTACTATCATCATATCAGCTATAGCATACTAATATAATCATAATACTATAATCAACTATAATAACTATATACTATATATATGCATATATTATTAATATCATGAAAACATTGATAACACGACAGTAATATGATGATAAATAATCCAATAAATAACCAGTATGCACATGCCATTAATTATATTGTCTATATCCTAAAGTGGTATGGTTTAATTACCTCACAACTATATCATCTTACTCATATTCTTTTACAATAAAAAAGACTCTGAACTATTGTCAAAAGCTTTCTTTTCTTTACGGTATATTAAATACATTCCCAAAATCTGTCAATCATAGCCTTTACAATTATTTTTTTCAGTTCATTTTGAAATTCAAATAAGTCAACTGCAATAGATATGCTGCCCTCATGTAATCTGTTTTTCTTTTCATAAAAATTCACATCAATGCTATATTTAATTTCCTTACCAGATTCCAAATCAACGCTCAGATAAATATTGTTTATTATAACTTCTTCGCTCCATATGTTTCTGAAAGATAACATGTCCCTTAATTCTTTTTTGTGTTCTGTATTCTTGGTACATACTTCCTTAATTGCTTCTTCCCATCTGGTAGCACTAACAGTTTTTTACTCTGAAATGTCACCACATATAAATATATAAAAATAAAAT